ACTTTTTTATTCACTAATTAAAAACAAAAAAAATGGGCAAAGGAAACACAAAGGGTCGTTATATCTGTAAAGTTGGATTTTATGACATTTATGCTAAAGATTCGATGAAATCAGGACGTGAATCTCATCAAGTAAAAAGTACTGAGTATGTGATTTATCACTCCAAAAAAATGATCGAAAAAGGATTTAAGACAAAAGATTTGGCGGTTGCTAAAGCCAGTGAGTTAGTGGCAAAACATTTTGTTAAAGCCTAATTTCTTTTGGTATAATAAATTGTGGTTGTATGCTAATTTAAATTCACCACTTGCTAATTTCACGTCAAAATGGAACAATTTTTTAAAAACTCCTTCGTATTATTTAAAAAGAGTATGTCAATATCAGAAACAATAGCAATTCTAATACCACTATCAATTGTGGTTTATTTTTTATATTCTTGGTTAACTTACAAGGAAAAATAATTTTTTTTATTTATCTTTACGGAAAACTAATAATATGAATCAAACACTTTTGATCCTTTCCTTAATTGTCTTTAACTTATGTTTTACCCAAAATATTACTTCTTTAGAAAAATAGGTTCATAAAGCGGTAAACAACTACAAACTTAAATCAAGCAAAACTTTAGTTTTATTAGATAGTGCTCTATCGTCGGAATCAGAAATTCACACAAAGTTGATGGTAGAAACTAAAAATTTGGAACACGCGGACTATATCAAATCAAGAGGTGAAATCATTCAAAGAACAAATAACATTGATTGTACGGAGGCTCAAGTTGCCACTAAAATCTTGACAAATTTTTTAAATTCACCAAGTCATAAAGATATCTTAGATCTACAAATCACTAAAATTGGTGTTGGTGTTATTGTTGAAGACTTCGAATATAAGTCTATCCATTCTTTGATAAATATATTATAAGTTCTTATTTTATGAATTTTTTTGATTAACAGTTATTTTGTGATATTTATAAAAAAATAAACTTTTAAAAACTACATTAATGAAGTTAACAAAAGAACAAATTTTAGGTATCGCAAGACACGCACTTACATTTGTGGGTGGTATTTTAATCATGAAAGGTCTTTTAGATGAAACCACCGTAACTGAGATAATCGGTGGCGTAATTACCTTGGCAGGTACAATTTGGTCAGTAATCGACAAAAATAAAGCCTAAAAAAACACAAGAAATATCTCCCATTTTTCAAATGGGAGATATTTAATTTTTAGATAGACATGAAAAAATTAATTACAGAGAACGAAAAAAATGATATACGAAAACTTCATTCATTAGATGAAGATTTCTTTTCAGATATATTGGACAAACTTACGGGGTTTTTTAAAGGATCGAGTTCTGATTCAGAAAAAAAAGATGATAAAAAAGTCTCATCTGTTACCGCAAGTTTAAAAAAAGGAAAAATAACTCAACCAAGTCAATTAGATAAATCATTTTATGAAGAGGTACTAAAAGGAATTGGGGCTCCCATAACCTCTGAAAATTTGGCTTTCTTTTATGCGTGGAGACAGGCCGAAGGTGCTAAAGCAAGTTTCAACCCTTTTAATACAACACATAAAAAAGATAAATCCACCCTTTGGAATTGTTTAAGAAGAAAAGAAGGTAAATGTGTTGGTGGTGTGAGGAACTATTCAGATGAAGATTCGGGAATTGACGCAACAATCAAAACACTTAAAAATGGTCGTTATGGTTGTATTGTTGATGGTTTGAAAAAAAATATTGGAGCTAGAAAAATTGCTGAGTGTAAAGACCTTAAAACGTGGGGTACTGGAGAAGGAGTTTCAAGAGTGATAAATAGTGGTAATATTAAACCACCTGCCATCTCAAGAACATTAGTTAAAAAAATATAGTATGGAAAATTTATCGATGATTGTTGTTGCGTTTATTACAGGGGTTTTAGGTCCTGTTGCGGTTCTTTTCATAAAATATGTTTTAGATAAAAGAAAAAAGAAACCAGACATGGTAAAAGACACCCTTAGAGTTAGTGAACTAATAAATCTTAGAATTGATCATATCAGAGATGAATTCAACGCCGACAGAGTTTGGATCTCACAATTTCATAACGGAGGGAACTTCTACCCAACAGGAAGATCGATGGCTAAGTTTTCAATCATGTACGAAACTGTAAGTTTAAATGCAGGATCTGTACAATCAAATTTCAAAAACATACCGGTTAATCTGTTTTCAAAATCTATAAATGAACTTTTACATAATGATGTAATTGAAATCTCAGATTTTAAAGACGAAACAATTGCAACCTTTGGACTTAAGTATGTGGCTGAAGAATCAGGTTGTAAATCAGCCTATCTTTTTGCTATAAAATCTATCGAAGATAAGTTTATTGGGATTTTGGCTATAGACTATACAAAGAAAAAAACAAAGTTGGATATGGAGTCTATCAATCATCTACAAAATCATGCATCATCAATTGGTGGTGTTCTTATGACTTATTTGAATCAGTAATCTTTTTTTGTTATATTTGTGGTATGAACATATTCTTCTTAGATTATGATACCCAAAAATGTGCACAGTATCACTGCGATAAACATGTGGTTAAAATGATATTGGAAACCGCACAACTTTTATGTGGAGTTCACCACACGACCCCACAAGTCACTCCACAAGTTCCCTACAAGTTGTCTCACAAAAATCACCCTTGTGCCATTTGGTCTCGAGAGTCATTATCTAACTATCTATATCTTTGTGATCTTGGTTTGGAGTTGTGTAAAGAATATACTTATCGTTACGGTAAACGACACAAATCCCAAGATGTAATTGAGTGGTGTTTAATAAACAAACCAAATATACCTGACAATAATTTTACCACTCCACCAAAGGCAATGCCTGACGAATTTAAGGTTAATGATGTTATAAAATCCTATAGAAACTATTATTTGGGTGTAAAAAAAGATTTTGCAAAGTGGAAAAATAGAGAGATTCCTGATTGGTTTTTAGTTTAAGTTATATTTATGGAATATAAAGACCATTAATGAGTTATAGAAACCCCAATTTGGATCGTGAATTTATTTTTGAGGAAATAAAAGATATTTCATCTTCGTCGACTTTCAAGTCTACCCCTTTAAAAGATGATAAGTATTTTATACTTCATCACACTGCAGGTAGGGGAACCGCAATGGATGTTATGAATGTCTTAAACAGTAGACATTTAGGGGTTCAGTGGATTATAGACCGTGATGGGAAACTTTACAAATCTTTACCTTCAGGACACAGAGGTGCTCACATAAAAATGATTAGATCTTCCGTACCTAAAGATTTGAGTAACAGAACCACACAAGGAGTTGAGATAGTTGCCAAAAACGATACCGATATTTCACAAGTTCAATGTAAAACAGCACTAAAACTTATCAAAAGTTTGGGTTACCCCCTTTCAAATGTTTATGGACATGGAGAAGTTTCTAGGAATAAAGCACCTGAAGAAGGAAAAACTTGTAAAGCGTACATTAAAAAAAATTGGAATTCTCCAGATTCGAAAAGTTCTGACCTATCATCAATTACAAATAAAATGAAAACAGGAACAAAAGACGTTCTCTCAAAATTATCAAATTTGGACTTATCTAAAATGGCCAGTGGGGTAAGAGATTCTTTATCTGGACTTTTATCGGGAGTTTTTTCTGAAAACCACTCAAATAGTTCATTGGATCTTTTAATAGAAAAAAGTTTACAAAGGGCCATAAGATCAAAAATGTCGGAAGACAAAAGAATTTTAAAATCTTTGAGAAAGAGTCTGAATGAAATTGACCTTATGGGATTTCCCAAAGGTGATGTAGATTCTAATAAAGTTTTGACTGGTGGTGTAGATGGAGATTGGGACGGATCATTACCAAAAGCTTTGGAAGTTGCTAAAATCGCAAAAAACTGTGCTAAAAAAGAAGACATCATTATATCTCAGAAAAGAAGTAGAGTTAAAACCGCATCAGGTAATGTTTCTGACCATTATGTGAAAAGTTTATCTGCCTACGCAATTGATATTAAAGCTTCAGGTAAAAAAGGGGATGAACTTTTATCCTGTATTATGAAAAAATGGAACGGAGGTTCAAATTCTGATTATAAAGGTGGTAAATGGTTGAACGTCAATAAAGACGGTTATAGATATCAATTTGGGTGGAATGTACCTGATCATTATGATCACATACATGTTGGTGTAAAAAAATTGGTTGGAAAATCAAAATCTTCACAACTAAAAAGTGATACTGAAGGGAAAGACCAAGAAAGTTCTATAAGTTTATTGGATCAAATTAAAAATTTTTTAAAAAGTATTACGTCTTAAATTTGACAAATTAATAAAGTATTATTAACTTTGTTGAAGTTCTTTGGATTTATAAAAATTTAAACATATTTATTATGAGTGAAAATGAAATTGTAGAAAACTACGAAATATTCTACTATTACGACGACAAGGGTAGAAAGCTTCACACACCTAGTGAAATATACGCTAGATACAGAGCGTATTACTACGGTACAAGTAGAGTTTTCGTTGAAAAAAATTAAAAAAAGTTCACAAATTACTTGACAGAACAAAATAAAAGTTTTAACTTTGTAAAACAAGTCAGGAAAAGTCCTGAGACGTTCTTTGAAAAAATTAGATTATCCGTTCAGGAAAAGTTTCGTCAGATTATTTGACGAGTAATTGAGGTGGAATCCTCGTCTTTGAATGATAAAGATATTGGGCCGTGTATAGTCCATAAAATAAACTACGAAAGTAGGATAAAGTGAACCCTTAAGTGTGTTGGGTTTGCGGCTTCTTCGGGAGCTTGAGTACACAAGCGGGATACCGTTTAATCTTTAGTACCGAGGGCAACGCTGTAGGGAAAGTGATTAGATGATTGGGCGATGTGGGTCGTCTGGTTGAGGTGGGAACACCAATAGGAATAACTCGTAGGGATATTGCAAAACATGAGATTATCCAATTTCATTATTGCGTGTTCCAATATCAAAGGATACTTAAAACCGAAAGGTATGTTAATGTACGGGTGGTGCCGTTATTAACCTTGACGGACTTCTACCAAGGAGTTAGTCACGAAGTAGTCTTAAAATATGGAGATGGGGACATTTCACGGAGTAGTTGAGTATCGACTCGTTCAAAAGATGGGTTGGCTTGGTTGGCGGACCACTACTTCGATAATCCACGACACAAACTTATGACTATTGAATTAAGTCTAATTAATTATAATACAATAAGGAAAAGTGTCCGTCAGATCTTGTCGAAAGGTGATTACTTAGTCACGGGCTGTCCGTGGCACATGAGGTTCCCAAGACCAAGTGTATTTTTACCAAAGATCTCTAATCCCGCAAGGACGAGTTGGGGAGGCATCCTCGAAGAGAGTCAAGTAGTAAGAGTGTAGATAAGATCTCAAGGAGTGGTTCACCTAAATAACCATCACTGAGAAATACTTCTCAAAAGGAAGTGGATAAGAGTAGAAACAATAATGACTCTAAAGGTTCTCACAAAAACGTGTAATCTCAGCGTTTCTTTTTTTAAAATGGAGCCACCGGTAAAAAACATTAGGGACAATTAGTCCCTTTTTTTGTGCTTAAAAATTTGAGCATAAAAAAATCCCACCATAATTAAATGATGGGATCAATTGGTGGACCTAGAGGGCTCCGACTCCCTCGTCCGGCTCGTTTTGTCAAAAAGACAACTACATGTTTAGGTTAAGGTTTTTCACACCCTCCAAAATATTTGGTTCCTATTTTGACATTGTTACCAAAAACTGTGTCGAGTTCACTTTTGTTACGGTAGCCCTCTGAACGAGACCGTTTGTTTCTTTTTGGGTAGAAACCACACCTTAATCACTTCTGTTGCTAAGCGTATGTGAACCGGCTCCCCGTTTCCGTATCTTATTAAGCTACAGTAACTTCAGAACCTCTTAGTAAACCAAGAGTTTCCATTTTGTCTAGCACATTGCCAGTTGTTGTTCGAATCAGTTTTTAACGAGTTTAATTCAGACCCGACATGCTTCTTTTATTCAACCAACGCCCGTCAAATCCGATATAGGCCCATATATCTTAAATGACTATTTTCAAAGAACTATAGAACAAATATAATACAAAGATTTCTATTTGACAATATATTTATAAATATATGAAAAAAAGACTTCTTATAGAAAACGATATAGATGAACTAGAAGATTTTAGAAAAATTCTACTTTTAAATAAAAAAAAGTTAGATTATAATGATGTTGTTTTTTACAATTCTGAAGGTAAAGATTTTAGAGATATTATTGAAGTAACCGCGAATGGTTTATTGTTCCATTTTGATGATTTAGAAGAGTTTTTAAAGTTTTTCTTTCCTGAAACATACCAAGGAGGTTCTGATGGTGAATGGGATGCAGGTAACTACGATAGAATGTATTATGGTAATTGGGACTTTTATAGTGAGTGTCAAGATAGGGCGTACGACGATTGGAGTGAGGGATATACCTTAGGTTATTTTTGTGACTCTGCAACAATGAAACTAAAACAACTTGCCGAGTTTTTAGACCCATCTACAAGTGAAGATTTCAGATTACGCCCTAACAGTCGTACATATTATTATTATGGTGGAGGTCATCTAGCAACAATACTTGATAAGTTTTTTCCTAGACTCGGTGATGAAATTGACGAGATAGTTTGTAGAGGAAAAGATCGTGCAACCTCACAAGGTGCATCAGACGCGATGAAAGACACCTATTGTGATAGTTTGAAAAAATTTGGTATTGAAAATTGGGGCGGAAGAGCGGGATGTTTTAGAACCTACTTTATAAGTTGGGGAAGCCTCGTTCAAATGTATATCGATACAAGTGACTTTGAAGAACCTTTGTTAGACACAATGTTCAGAACAATTGAAAGGGGTTTTGATAATCACCCACCTGAGTATTATGAGATTGAACATCATGTTTGGGATAATAAAATTTTTGAAAGTGAAACTTGCGAAAAATTGGAAGACTTAATGGATGAGTATATTGAAAAGGCTCTTGAGGAGATTGATTCAGAATATATTAAGGTAATGAAAAAAATTGGAAGTCTTGGGTTATTCAATTTCAAAGAATTACCCGATAAAAAACATTACCTCAGAGTTGAAAAGGTGGATCCTGAAACTCTTAAAGTGACATACAGGGTTTCAACCAAAAGACAGGGTTGGGATGCAAAACTGGGTATATCTGATGTTGATAGTGTAATTGCAATGGCAACTCAGCCAGGTTTATTTAACCCGACTGAGTTTAGAATTGATAAGTTTTAATCTAAAGAATAACGGTTTTTTAAAATCTCATATAATTTATACCCGTCCTCATCGTCAATAAAGAAATTATTGTCATCATAAAAATCAGTAATTATAATACCATCTTTATCCTCAACAACATCAATTGATGTCAACTGATGAACTTTTTCATAAAATACATCTTTGTTTTCATATTCGAAATCAAATAGTGTTGAATTATATTTTATAGGTTCATTTTTAAATTCGTATTTTTTTAGACCTAAAGAACTAACCATATTCAATCCTGCTTGAATCGCTCTCTCAACGTCATCAATACAAACAAACTCATTTGCACTATGCATGTTGTAGTATCCACAAGACATGTTTATACAAGAAACGTCTGATTTTTTCTTTAGTTGCATCACATCTGTATATGGGTGAGAACCTAATGTCATTTCACAACCAAAAGCATCTTTAATGGCAGTGCAAGCCAAAGAACCAAATTCACTGTCTTTTTCGAATAAACGAACACCCGAGCATATCTCGGTAATTAAATGATCACCCGGTGCGTCATACTGACAGATGTAACCCACATCTTTTAAGAAAGACTCGTCGCACTTTGAAGATCCGTGACATCCAGTTTCTTCTGAGACAAATAACCCAATTTTAACTTTATCAAGTTTTTCTAAAAGATTCAAACAAATGAATATCCCACATTTGTCATCTCCACCAATACCTGTTGGATTATGGTTGTTGTCATAAGCTTTTAATGCCTTTACTGGAACCGACTCGAAAATTTTTCCAAAAGTAACAGGACGATAAACTTCTACTTCTTTTACATTTATTTTCGGAACTATATTGTGAACGGTATCTGTGTGTGCAACAAACATTGGGTAAAACTCACCAACATTCAATTCCCCCTTTGTAACATAGATATTATTGTGTTCGTCACAAGTAACTTTTGCTCCACTCATATTACCAATTATGGTAGTCAAATACTCGACCATCGTATCCTCATCATAAGTTTTGGAGGGTACAGAAAGTAACTCTTTGAATTTTTCTAAATCTATCATAGTACAAAAATACCTAAAAAAATGGTAATAAAAAAATTACTTATCAACTTTCTTTCTATTTTTTTTCTTGGTCTCGATTTGGACTTTTTCATTTTCTACAATCAAATTGTAAGTTTTACCTTCCTCTAACTCATCAATCAATACTTTTTCTGAAATGAAATCCTCAATGTTTTCTTGTATTGCCCTTTTTATTGGTCTTGCACCATATGTTTCGTCAAAACCTACTTTGGATATAAACTCAACTAAAGAATCTGAATATGTAAAAATATAATTTTTTTCTTTGACACGTTTTAATAAAATATCTAATTCTAATTTTGTAATTAAATCGATGTTTTCTTTATGGAGCGAGTTGAATATTACAACATCATCAATTCTGTTCAAAAATTCTGGTGCAAAAAACTTACTCAATTCTTTCTTTAAAACATCTCGTTTTTGTTCTTCTGCTACCGCAGAACTTGCATTACTTTTGAACCCAACTCCAGTACCGAAGTCTTGTAATTTTCTAACACCAATATTTGATGTCATAATGATTAAACAGTTCTTGAAGTTTATTTTTCGACCTAAAGAATCTGTCAAATGCCCATCATCCAACATTTGAAGAAGGGTAGAAAAAATGTCTTTATGAGCCTTTTCGATCTCATCAAACAAAATAACAGAGTATGGTTTATTTTTTACTTGTTCGGTTAATTGACCACCCTCATCGTGACCAACATATCCTGGAGGTGAACCAATCAATCTTGAGATTGTGTGTTTTTCTTGGTACTCACTCATATCTACTCTGATTAAGCTATCTTCACTACCAAAAATTTCTTTTGCTAATTGTTTTGCTAAAAAAGTTTTACCAACACCAGTAGAACCAAGAAAAATAAAAGAACCAATCGGTCTATTCGGATCCTTTATCCCAATTCTATTTCTTCTTATAGATTTAGAAATTTTTTCAACAGCATCTTTTTGTCCAATAACTTTAGAGTTTAGGTTGCCTGCTAAATTTATTAGTGATTTTTTCTCGTCAACATTTATTTTAGACACTGGTATTTTTGTCATGTTTGATACAACTTCGTAAACCAAATCTTCAGGGATGGGTCTTTTACTACTTGTTAAAAATTGTTCAAATTTCTTTTTTTCTTCTTCTAATTTTGCCAAAACCGCTCTTTCCTTATCCCTTAATTCCGCCGCCTGTTCATAGTTTTGTTTTTTGATAACTTCAATTTTTTGACGTTTGATTTCTGAAATTTCAGATTTTAGGTCTTCGATTACTTGTGGTAATTTAATGTCAATTTGCATTCTTGATCCTACTTCATCTAAAATGTCAAAGGCTTTATCAGGGAATTCACGATCTGTAACATATCGATCTGCCAATTCAACAAACAATTTTAATGTATTGTCGTCGTAAGTTACCTTGTGATGTTCTTCATACTTCAATTTACTTTGTTTGAGTATTTCCAAAGTCTCATCTTTTGTAGAAGGGTCAACAATTATTTTCTGAAATCTTCTTTCGAGAGCTCCGTCTTTTTCGAAACTTTTTCTGTATTCGTCTAATGTCGTCGCGCCTATACATTGAATTTCACCTCGAGACAGTGCCGGTTTAAATATATTAGACGCATCTAATGAACCTGAGCTATTTCCTGCTCCAACCATTGTGTGAATTTCGTCTATGAATATTATTATATTTGGATTTCCTTGGATTTCCTCTATTATAACCTTCATCCTTTCTTCAAATTGACCTCTGTATTTTGTACCTGCGACTAAAGCATTGATATCTAAATTCAATATTCTTTTATCCATAAGGTTTTTTGGGCATTCACCATCGTGAATCATCATGGCAAGACCCTCAACAATTGCTGTTTTTCCACAACCTGGTTCACCAATTATAATTGGGTTATTTTTCTTACGACGAGAAAGTATTTGGGCAATTCTAATTATTTCTTTTTTTCTTCCTACAACAGGATCCAATTTTCCTTGTTCAGCAAGTTTATTTAAATCTTTACTGAAATTGTCTAAAACAGGAGTTCCTGATTCACTTTTCTTTTTGTTCTTATCACTATCATCTACGAAATCTAACATATCTATTATTTTTTTTAAAACTAACAATAAATTTACCAAAAGTCCATTGTTACAATCAATTCAAAATCTCTATATTTATTGATATGAAAGTTTGGAAACTATTTGTTAACGATTTACAACTTACCGAAGAATTAGAACAGGTTTATTTTGAAATCAGAAAAATCTTTCAAAGAGAAGGTTGGACGCAAAAAGATATCGAAAGACCACCATATTATCCAAATGACTTGATGTTTTTACATTCAAAATTCCAACAATTGGTTCGAGAAACAGACCGAACAATAAGAGATTATGGTTTTGATGTTGACGCACAAGAAGTTAGCAATTATATTATAAAAAAACTTAGTCACATAGATGACATAACCCCATTAAAAAAATCAAATGGCTATAACGAGCGAAATAATAAGTGGTACGACGATATTGAATGAGGTACAGTCGTCAAATATTGTTAGAACACAGTACGATACATTAACAAAAAAAATGATTGCCGAGTTTAAAAATGGAGTAAAATATGAGTATGACGACGTACCACATCAAAAGTATACTCAATTCAGAATGGCACAATCACAAGGTAATTTCTTTAATACCAACATTTCAAAAGCTCATAAATACACGAAACTATAATTGGTAGGTATTTATTAGTATGGATAATACCAATATCATTAAAAGTTTTAAATCTCAGGACGAACTCAATTTAAAAATTTGGCAAAAAGATGGTAAGTCATATATGATGAGACCTGACATTAGAGAAAGACTTTTGGAAGTTGCCAACCTTTTTATCGATTCATTAGGGGTTGATTTAATAATCACTGATATTATTATGATTGGTTCTTTAGTTAATTACAACTGGTCAAAATATTCTGATATTGATTTACACGTAGTTGTTAATTTTAATCAATTTCCCGAAAACTCAAAGGATTTGTATCTTGAATTCTTTGATCTAAAAAAAGTAGTTTTTAATCAAAAACATAATATTACAATGTTTGGGTATGATGTTGAGTGTTTTGTACAGAAAGAAGATGAAACAACTTTTAGTAGTGGCATCTATTCTATTCTTTATGATATGTGGATGAATGAACCAAAAAAACTTGGTGTGAATAATATTGATAAAGAATTATTAAAAGACAAAGCGTCACAATGGATGAGAATAATTGATGGTGTTGTAGACAACATAGAAGATGAAAATCCTGACGAAATTAAATCTTTGGTAAAAAAATATAAAGAAAAACTTAAGAAGTTTAGAAACTGTGGTTTGGAAAAAGATGGTGAAATGTCTTTGGAAAATTTAGTTTTTAAATTACTTAGAAGAAACGGATACATCGAAAAACTATACGATGTTCCCACTGAAATTATAGACAAAAAACTCTCTATGAAACAATAAATCAATAGAAACAAAAATAATTGTATTTATCGATATATTTATTAAGAAAAAATAATTTTTTAAAAATTTATAACTATGTCAGGAATAAGACCTATAGGTAGTGAGAAACTTCAAGGAATGGATAAAATAAAAAGAATCATGGAAATTGCCAGATTTAATGAAAACATTCCTCAATCTGTAAATGAAACTGCGAAATCAGAGTATAACATTACTTTGGCCGACGGTAACACATATGAAATTGTTAGAGAAAGACAAGGATATATCATAAAGGCAACAATCAATGAATCTGAAAGTGAATACATTGAGCCGATCCGAGAGAGAAAATATTTTCAATCCTATTCTCAAGCCCTTAAACGAATGAATTTAATGGCCAAAGAGTTAAATGAACTAAACGGAAATCAAGAAGGTATCTCACTAATTGGTGAGCAAAAAAAAAAGTTTATATTAAAAAATACTAAAAAGAAAGCGACCAATACGTCTGACGCACCGGCACCAATCGCTGAACCAACTTCTAGTACCTCGACAACACCAGATGCGGGGTCTGAATTACCACCACCACCTACGGATACAGGATCTGAATTACCACCACCACCTGCTGACATGGGTGGAGGAATTCCTCCTGCACCTTCAGATATGGGATCGGATATGGGGGGTGAGATGCCACCAGCACCTTCGGATATGGGATCGGATATGGGGGGTGGGATGCCACCAGCACCTTCGGATATGGGATCGGATATGGGGGGTGAAATGCCACCAGCACCTTCAGATATGGGGGGTGAAATGCCTGAACCATCAAGTGATGAAGACTCAATGGGTGGTGAAGGTAAAACAAGAAAGATGTCTGACTTAAAAAGGATTCAAATTTTGGTTGGCAAATTAGCTCAAAAAATCAGAACATTTGAAGAAAGTGATGATTTGTCTCCTAAAGACATTAAATATATTATAAACTCAATTTTGTCGGCAATTAAAGTTGAGGCATTGGATGAAGATGATATTGAACAAATAATTTCCAAATTGGAGGGTGATGAAGAAGAAGTAAGTCAAGATGTGTCTGATGAAGAAGAAGTTGTTAATGATGGTGGTGAAATGGATGAGGAATATAGTAATTATGGAAAATCAGTTCATGATTACTTAAAAGGTGCGGTAACCTCGATGTTATCTAGTAAATTAAAAGAAGAAGATGAGTTTGGTGTAGATAACACTGAAAAAGATTTTATGAAGTTTAATGAAAAAAGAAATAAAGACCATTCAAATATTTCATTATATGATGATGAGTCGGATACTGAGGATTTTAAAATTAGAAGAGCAATGAAAAGAAGGCCTTCCAATTCACACTACCATTTCAATCGAGGGACCTTTAATGAGTCAAAAATTGACAAAATTTTAATAAGCTATTTTCAGGTAAACGATAATGAGGTAAACCAAAAATATTCTAACTTAGTTGAGTCCAAATTCCAAATGAACACTTTGAAAAATTTCTTGAAAAAGGCCCCAAATTCAACATACATGGGTAAAACAACAAAAGGCAACTTAATTTTCAAAGACGGTAATAAAGAAGTTAGAATAACAAAGTCGGGAACAATACTATGAATTATTTAATTTACATAAATGGTATGGGACCAAATTATAAGGGTGACAACATTTATGAATTTATTTTTTCTGAAACCTTGGAGGTTTTTGGTGAAAATTGGGAGTCTAAACCCGCAAACGGTTATCCATTACCGCCAGATATGGAATACATAAAAAAAGTTGGAACATTAATAAATGAAGAAATTGCTTTTGATTTGGTACAAAACTCTGATGTTTTTTCAGTCATTGATTCAATGGATGGCGTTTTGGCCTTAGGGTGGGAGAAAGAAAGTGATGATAAAGATTTTTCTTTGATAAAAAGATTGGTCTTTCAATTTGGAGAGACTGAAGAGAATGTAAAAAATAAATTATACGAAAGAGATATCGTGTTACAATTTGAAAAAGAAGTGGTGTATGAAAACTAAAATAAAATTTTTATTAGACAACGGTTTAAGTAAAGATACCTTATCTACATTAACCGAATCAAAAATTAATCTTCTTTTTGAAAAATTTAAAAAAATGAAAAAAGAAGAGGAAAAAGAAGCATTTCAAAAATCAACAATACCTTCACAAACTGTTTTGAAAGGAAACTTAACTGATTTGGCTGCAACCGGTGTTGATGTTAAAGACGGTAATGTTAAGTATGACCAAGCAACAGGAGAAGTTACTGTAATGACCAAAGAAGGTGAAGTTACTGAAGACAAAACTGATAATGTAACAACATCAAATGCTTTAGGTAAAATTGCAACACAAGCTTACACAGGGCAAGAGGCGCCTCACGACGCTAATGACATGGCGGATGATGGTATGGACGATGATTCAGGAAATAATCGATCAATGATGGGTATGGCGGAGTCTGAAATTAATGAAAAGTTCGAGTCAAAGGCACAACAAGGTTTATTTTGGGCTCGTTGTAATAAGTGTTTATCTAAAAATTGTAAGTGGTGTAAAATGGCAAAAGAGTTCTCGGACTCAACCTCTAAAAAACAATACAAAGATATGCCCGAGAAAAAACACCCCGAAAAAACGGTAGATTATAAAAAGAAGAAGAAAACAAATGAGGATTTACAAAGTTTTGTGGAAAACACAATAATAGAAATTTTAGAAGATCATGTTGACGCACACATGACAAAAAAAGATCTGATTGAGGCAATTCGAAAAACAAAAAAAGAAAAAGACGAATCTTTTATTATTCGTAAACCAAAAAAAGTTACTATGTTTTCAGATGAAGCACCTATGGAATTACCAATAGGTAAAATTTTTTCTATTGGTAAATCTAAAAAATAACATTTATGGCTCTGTCCAAAGAACAAGTAATGGTCGAGTATGTGAGATGTCTTAAAGACACTCCATATGCTCTTAGAACATACCTCCAAACATACGATAACACGGTATCCAAATATGTACCTTTAGAATTATTTCCAGATCAAGTCTCATTACTACACGATTATGAAGAACACGAGGAAAACATCGCTTTAAAATATAGACAAGCAGGAGTCTCAACTGTAACGGCCGCTTGGATTTCCAAAAAATTAGTTTTTGCTAAAAAAACACAACCCGAAAAAATTCTAATTATCGCCAACAAACTTGATACATCTCAAGAAATGGCAAACAAAATCAGGGCCTTTATTGATCAATGGCCTACGTGGGTTGGTGCTGGTTTTGCACCTGAAAAAAATTCACAAAGACATTATAAGTTGAATAATGGTTCCGAGGTAAAGGCGGTTGCAACCTCTAAAGATGCTCTACGTGGTTTTACACCAACAATTCTTGTTTTTGATGAGGCTGCGTTTATCGAGGCCGATAATGACTTTTGGGCTGCTTGTATGGCCTCTCTATCTACTGGGGGTAAAGTAATTGTAATCTCAACACCAAATGGTTATGACCAAATTTATTATGAAATTTACGATCAAGCTTTGAAAGGAATGAATCAATTTAAAATTTCAGAAATGTATTGGTATAGAGATCCAAGATATTCAAAAGATCTATATCTTGTACCTACAGATGATTTAGTTCATTACTTAATTAATAGAGAGGATTTTGACGAATCTGTAAACATATCTTTTGGGCATGTTGATCCATATGAAAGGGATTATTCTGAATTACAATCTTATTTTGACAAAGGTTTCAAACCTTGTTCTACTTGGTACGAAAAAATGGTTAAAAAACTCAAGTATGATAAAAGAAAAATTAACCAAGAGTTAAATTGTGAATTTTTAGGTTCAGGGGATAACGTATTTGATAATAAAGATTTAGAATACATCAAAAATAATTTGTTGAGTGAACCAACAGGTAAAATGATGGGAAACTCTTTATGGATTTGGAAAGAGCCTGTTGAAGGTCATAAATATGTTATGGGGGTCGACGTATCGAGAGGTGATAGTGAAGACTTTTCATCAATACAAATTATAGATTTTGACGAAAGAGAACAAGTTTTTGAGTATGTTGGAAAAATACCTCCTGATGCTTTAGCAGAAATCGCTTATAAATGGGCAGTAATGTACAACTCATTTATTGTTGTCGATATTACAGGTGGTATGGGAATCACGACCGTTAGAAAATTACAAGAATTGGGCTACAAAAATTTGTATATTGACGGTGTTGACACAACAAGTATTTGGTCGTATAACCCAAAAGCAATGGATAAAATTCCTGGTATAAACTTTAATTCAAAAAGAGTTCAAATTATTGCCGCGTTAGAGGAGGCCGTTAGACATAAGTTTAAATTGAAAAGTGTTAGACTTTATAATGAGATGAATACTTTTGTGTATGTAAATGGAAGACCTGATCACCAAAAAGGACAACATGATGACTTAATAATGGGAATTGCTATGGCAATTTACGTTGGGGAATCTTCTTTTTCTAAATTACAAAAGGCAACAGAACACACAAAAGTAATGATAGAATCTTGGAACGTCGCATCAAATGAACAACTCACACAACAATTACAATTCAATCCTACAATGCCAAATGCAAATATGATGAATGACAGATTCAGAAATAATAATAATGGACCTTCCAAAGACGATTATATGAAATATGGTTGGCTATTTGGAACAAGAAGATAATTATATGTATGGGTTTAAGTTTTCGAAGAAGATCTGGAAGAATTTCTGACGGTTCAAGATTAATTGTACCAGGTCAGATAACAACTGGCGTTAAAGTATTCCCAAACTCTTTTGAATATAAAAAAGGATCGAAGAACGAAAATTTGGGGCCTGGTGTTGAACAAAAAGTTGATCCAATTAAAACTCCTTATAACCCATGTTGCTTAACAGATTTGTCATTACCTTTTCCAGGACAATCTATAGTTTATAATGGGGTTACTATAAGTGCGATTGGTTCTGGTGACCTATCTATTTATTATAATGGTGTTTTGGGTAGTTGTTTATCGAATATAAATCAAAATCAACCACCTACAATTGCAGGAGGAAACTCAAATATACCAAATAACTCATGGGTTTACACATTAATATTCTCAATACCCGTGAATAATGTTAAACTACATCTTTACGGAAGTAACTTTTGTACAAACCCGTTATATTGTAATGGCGCTATAGGGGCAACTTGTCAGGAAAGTTTTACATTCACTACTAACAATAATAACCTACAAATTCTTACTTGTGACTCATGTTGTTATGTTGTTAATAACAACCAAATAACTTCGGCATATGTAAATAGTCAACAGTGTGGTACAAATATTCCTTATACAAATATAAATGGGCCGGCTAGTGATGGATATTTTGAATTTTCTAGTGTTAATAATTTTACAACTTTGACTATTTCAGGTCAAAGTGCTCAATATTGTCTTGGGACTTCTATTTGGTTGTGCGATTTGAATACAAACCCACCTTGTATTGGTAAATGTAACGTTTTTATTAACGCAAACAAATCAGGTTTAGAAAACATACCAAGTTTAGTCTACAGTTACAATTTAACAGCTAACACAATATTCAACATAAACCAAGATATAACAGGTCCTTTGCCAATATCATCGGGTGACATTGCAAATAACACAAAAAATTTGTGGTTATTTGAGACGGATCCTCCCAACAGAATTTTTGAATATGGTATAACTTTGTGTCCTTTCAGTGCGGTATTTAATAGATACATTGACACAACAGGAATTTATAAAGGATTATGTGCAACTACAATACCAAATGTGTTACTATCATATAGTCACCCATACGTAAAACGAATTAACATATCAGGAAGTATTGCGAATGAAACAAATTTATTTTCACTACCATCAAACAGGCGACTATATGGAGACCTTATGTACGTACCCGCAACAAATAATTCAGGTGCTAAAGTAATATTTACGACTGTTTTGTTTCCTCAAGTTGGGTTTTATCCAAAATATTACATTACTCAATATAGTTATCCAAACGGACCTATCGAAATGGAAACATCTTTATCACCACAAATTGACCTACCTGACGGTATTTTCGAAAGAAACTCAAAAATTTATGTTATCGACTTTTACAACGGTGAATTATATTCAATTTCGATTAATCCGCCTTACCAAAGAACATATGTACAAACAATACCTTTGAGTCAATTACCCTCATTTAAAGCAGGAGCTTCTACCGATCCAAGTTGTAATACAGTTAGGTTTCAACCAATGACACCAATATCAAGTTTTCCTGGTACAACGGCAATCCAACAAAACATTGCTTGTGAGAATTGGTCAAATCCGTCTGATAGAACTACAATATTTTTGAACCCAACAGGATTAACATTAGAGTATACAACAAGATTATACAATGACCCTGACTTCACAGATCCAATACCTGAAGGATATTGGGTTTCGGACGGTGAAATGGTATATCAAGTGGGTGAGGATGGTTTGGTAAAAAATATTGAGGTCTGCACATGATTTCGTTTGAACTATTGAAATATTTATATCTATAGTTAAACTTTTAAAATGGAAAATAATAATCAAAATCTAACTGTTTGGCAAAGGTTATCCCAAACTTTTGGACCTAACTCTTTGTTGGGGATGGGACAACCATCCTACAAGTTAGACAAAAAAGAGCTACTTAAAACAACAAGTAAACAAGAGTACGACAAAGCAAAACTCCAACAACAACAATCTTTATTTCTCAGTAATCAGTGGGGTAAAATTGAAAATAATCTATACACTCAGGCGGTCTATTATGAACCAACAAGATTGGCGGCATTTTATGATTACGAATCGATGGAATATTGTTTGGCGGGAGACACAAAAATTGCAACTCCAAATGGTTTTGTAACAATTAAAGAGTTATCCGAAAGGGGCAAAGATTATGAGTTTATAACTTACGCCTACGATCACAATCTTAAAAAAGTAGTGCCTGCGATGGCAAGAAACGCTCATTATACTCGAGATGAAATGACATATAAAATCACATTTGATGATGAAAGTTTTATCATTGCAACTTGGGAACACCAATTTATGAAAAGGGATGGTTCGTTTGAGAGAGTCATGAATCTAAAATCAGGTGACTCAATGATGCCGTTTTATCGTAAATCTTTTTATAATAATCAAAAATATAATTGGGTTTACACTTGTAATTCAAAAGAAGGACATAATGGATGGATTTCAGAACACAACTTAATTGCGGAGTGGTTTTACGATGTTAATGTAAATGATGATGAGGAAGTTCATCATGTAAATTTTGATGGTAAAAATAATTTACCTGAGAATTTACAAATAATGAAAATATCAGAACACAGATCATATCATGCTAAAATAAATAATGAAAAATTATGGTCAAATCCTGATTATAGAAAAAAAATGTCAGAGGTTGCAAAAAGAAAAGGAAAACTAGTGTGGGGTGGAAGACGAATTGGAGATAAAAACCCTGCTTTTTTAAAAATTGGTTGGGATAATATCATCGAAACCGCAAGAAAAATAAAAACTTTGAAAGGGACCGCCAAAGAATTAAATGTTTCTTACCGAAAACTACAAAGAGATGTTGTTTCGAACGGGTATCAAGATTGGAACACTTTTTTAACCGCATATGGAATTCAAAAATCACCATACTCAACCGCGAGGGCAAAAAATGATGTAATTAATTTAAACCACAAAATAGTGTCAATTGAACCTCATGGTATTGTTCCTGTTTATGACTTAACGGTTCCTGGATATAAAAATTTTGCAACGGACTCGATCTTTTCACATAATACCCCTGAAATCTCAACCGCATTGGACATATATGCTGAAGAATCTACAACACCAAATCAAGATGGTTATGTGTTACAAGTTTATTCAGAATCAAAAAGAATAAAATCAATATTAGTAGACCTCTTTCTTAATAGGTTGGATATCAATACAAATTTACCCATGTGGATTAGAAACATGTGTAAATATGGTGATAACTTTGTGTACTTAAAATTAGATCAAGAAAGAGGTGTTATAGGTTGTTTACAACTACCAAACATTGAGATAGAAAGGGTGGAAAGAGGTATGGAAACAAGAACTTTCTCTGCGGTTCCAAACATTAAACAAAAATCTTTAAAATTTTCTTGGAAAGAAAAAAATTCAGAATTTAACACTTGGGAGGTTGCACATTTCAGACTTTTAGGTGATGATAGAAAATTACCTTACGGAACCTCGATGTTAGAGAAAGCACGTCGTATATGGAAACAATTAGTTTTGGCTGAAGATGCGATGTTAATTTATCGTACATCAAGGGCTCCTGAAAGAAGAATATTTAAAGTTTATGTTGGAAACATGGACGACAAAGATGTGGAGGCATACGTACAAAGAGTTGCTAACAAATTTAAAAGAGAACAAATCGTTGATAATAAAACAGGAAATGTAGATTTAAGATTTAACCAAATGGCCGTTGATCAAGATTATTTTGTTCCTGTACGTGACCAAGCAGCACCTGACCCAATTACAACACTTCCAGGTGGTACAAACTTATCAGAAATTGCCGATATTGAATATATCCAAAAGAAACTTGTAACCGCACTTAGAATACCGAAGGCTTATTTAGGGTTCGAAGAACCTGTGGGTGATGGTAAAAACTTATCTTTGTTAGATATTAGGTTTGCAAGAACAATCAACAAAATCCAAAAAAGTGTAATTGCAGAAATGAACAAAATTGCAATTATTCACTTATTTTTAATGGGGTTCGAAGATGAGTTAGAAAACTTTACTTTATTACTTAACAACCCATCAAAACAAGCAGATCTATTGATGATTGATGTTTGGAAAGAAAAGGTTTTATTATACAAAGATTTAGTTGCCGAAGTTCCAAAATCCATACAAGCAACCTCCGCAACCTGGGCTAAAAAACATATATTTGGTTTCTCTGATGAAGAAATTAAAGTTGATGTACAACAAATACGAATGGAAAGAGCGGTTTCTGCCGAATTAGACAACACGGCCACAATCATTACTCACACAGGTTTATTTGATAATGTTGATAAATTGTACGGAACAATTACGGGAGACACTAAACCGGCTGAAGGTGGTGAAGCACCTGAAGAAGGAGGAGGAGCCCCTCCACCACCTCCAGGACCAGCTCCTGAACCTGCACCAGGACCACCAATCCCTGAGAATGTAGAGGTAAATAAGAATCTTAAAATTTTAACAGAATCAAAAGAAGAAGAATTTTGGGATTTTGAAAAGGGAACTCAATCTTTTGGGGATCTAGATGAACAATTATCAAAACTTTTGGGTGACTAATTCGAAACAATCTATATTTATTAAAAAAACGAAAAAATGAAATTTGGTGAATTAAAATCTAAAATTGAAAAATGTCTAACTGAGTCTTATTCTAAGAATTCAGTTAAAAAAGATCTCTTTGTATTCAAAGAGTTGGTATTAAAAAATAAAAATGTTTCAAAATTATTTTATTTATACGATGAGTTGTCTTCAAAAAAAGGATTAAACGAAGAAGTTGCAAATGAATTTGTAAACCAATCAATAACAATTTATGAAAACACAATAAATAAAATTTCTAAAAATGATTTAAAAGAACTTTCTTCATGGGTTGGTCATATCAAAACAAATAACGAATATTCAAATATCGATGACTTATTTTTAGTTGGTTTGTTGAACTTAGAATCAAAAATAAAAAGTAAAAGAATTATAGTTGAAAACTTAAAGACAGAAGAAATCAAAAGAAATATTGAGGTTATCAACGTCCCTTTAAAATCTATGGCAAGTGTTGCAAATAAAACAATTAAATCTTATCTTTCCAATTTGAATGAAGGCGAACAAAAAGAAATTTTAAAAATTTTAAATACACCGAAAGAAAAATTGGTAGAACAATATAATAACACAAAACAACTTGTTTTGGAAAAATTAGAGAAACAAAAAGAATCAAGCGATTTAGAAACAAAAAGAACAATTGATGAGGTTGTTAATAAATTAATGAACGAAAATTGCGATGAGTTAAACTACTTCAAACTCAAAACTTTGTCTGAAGGTCTTTAAATATTGTTTTTGTATTTTTGGATGTGAATGGCTTTTTGAAGAACCTTTCTTTTTTTAACAGATTTCTTTTCAAATTCTTTTCTCTCAAACAAAATCTTACTTTGTTTTGTTCTTATAACTTTTCCCTTCAACTCCTTGAGAGCTCGTTCAATATTTCCTTTATTGTCTACTTTTACTACTAACATAATTTTGATTGGTTGATATAAATATAATAATTGATTAAAATTACTAAAAATAAACCTATGAAGTATGAAAAAATTACATGAAAAAAGGAAAAACTTGCAAAATCAATGGATTTCGTACATTTAAGTCACTTTATGGGACTATAGATTCACAAACATTAAAATCAATTTATTTAAATTTACAAACATGGGTAGAACCAAAAGAAGAAATAGAAAATTGGAATCGAGTAGTTTTGAACATGACAAGAAATGTTAAACATTCTGTTTACGAAAATTTAAACAAAGATTTATTCGACGACAAATTTATTGTCGATTTGGACCTAAGAACAAGTGGTCTACAATTAAAAAAGAAATCCTTTATGAATTTAGAAATAAATTTATATCTCACAGAACCCATGGATTTCAAATCTACAAAATTAAAAAAAGTTGTAAAAAATTTGATAAAAGAGATTTATGGGGACGTTTTCTCAAAAAATGAATACTTTAAATTTTACCTTACTAAAAATGGAAATCTTAAACTAATAAAAAAACAAACTGAAACTGTTTAGTATTTATAAATAAAATATTAGATGATCGATTTAAAAATATTAGGACCAAGAGATACAGGTCGTGGAATTCTTGTTGAGTACGACGCAGGATACATAGATCCAAATGAAAGAAGAAACTTATCGATGATTAGAGAAAATCGAGATATGTTAGACCATTCGAAACCATTTGAATTTTATGCGGTACTTCAAAAATACGATGTACCAAATAGAAATGGAAGAATATATCCTGAAAAGATATTAAAACGAGAGGCTGAAAATTATAAGAAAATGATTCAAAAAGGAACTGCTCTTTCTGAGTTAAATCACCCTGAGTCTTCTCTTATAGATCTAGATCGTGTATCACACGCAATTACAGATATTTGGTGGGAAGGACCTGTATTATTAGGTAAATTAAAATTACTTACATCACCTGGGTTTCATGAAAGAGGTATTGTATCAACAAAAGGTGACTTGGCAGCAAACTACCTACGTCAAGGAGTTACATTAGGTATTTCTTCTCGTGGCGTCGGATCTCTTAAAAAAGTCGGCGAACAAAATGAAGTTCAGGATGATTTTGAATTAATTTGTTTTGACTTGGTATCATCACCATCTACACCAGGGGCTTATTTGTTTTTGGATCCTGCGGACCGTGTTAACTTTGAAGAAAACCTCGATGAAGAAAAACAAAGACAAGTTGAGCGTCATGTTGGTGAAACTGGAAATGCATCTCTTGACTTAATGAAAAGATTGACCGATTATTTAGATAAATAATAAAAAAATGGATGAAAAGTATTTTATAGCAAAAATTAGTACTGACATGGTAGATAGTGAGTCAGGAAAGATAAAAAAAAAGAGAGAAGAAAAATTAGTTATAGGTTATTCACCAACAGATGTTGAAGCCAAAGTAACTAAAGTTTTTGAAAATTACTCAATGGATTGGAGAATCACGGCAATTATTGAATCAAAAATTGATGAGGTAATTGAGTAATATTTTTATTGGTTAATTTAAAAATAGGGGACAAATAGTTGTCCCTTTTTTTATGCCTTTTAATTTTTTTTTTGTTGAGAGGGGTAAAATAATAACTTTTTTTAAAAAACTTAATATTTATTTGAAAACCTAATAGAAAAAGAATGCAAAAAAACAAAAACGTAGTTGAAGATGCTTTGTTTCAAATTAAAAATTTGGAAGAGGCTATTCAAGAAAATGCAAAAGGAATACTTCATTCTACAATGAAAGAAGAAATCAAGCAATTGGTAAAAGAATCTCTGAACGAACAAGATGACGATGAGGTTGAAACAGTTTCAGGTGACGAAACAATCAGTACAGGAGAGGAAGGTGATGATGAAATGTTAGATGACGAAGATTCATTAGAAGATGTGTCAGCAAATTTACAAATGGGTGATGAGGGTGACATTGATGATGAAGAAGTAATTAATATGACAAAAGCGCCAGATTCTGAGGTCTTAAGAGTTTTCAAGGCTATGGGACCGGATGACGGTATAATCGTACAAAAAGAAGATGATATGATAAACATAAAAGATGGTGATAACGAATACATGATCAAATTAGCAGAAGGTGAAGAAATGTCCTTCATGGACAAATTCAAAGAGTTAGACTCAGAAGAAATAGGTGAAGATTCTTCATTTGAAAATGATTCAAAAAAAATTTACGAAATTGAAGTTGGATCTGATGATGACGATGATGGAGATGACTTTAACATGTTCGACGATGATGATGACGATGATGACGATGAAAATGAATATTTTTTAGAAAACGCATCGGTTGATGAATTTAGAGGAGCTAAACATAATCAGAAACAAAATACTGAAATGAGTGAAGACGATGAAAGAACATACGAAATCGAATTTTCTGATGAAGATGATGAAGATGATGAAGATGATGATGAAGATTCTCAATTTTCTTTTGATGAAACAATGGAAGGTATGTCTGACGAAGACGACTTCAATTATCCAGAGGAAGATGATGATGATGATGATTTTACTTCATTGGATGATGCGATCATGGAAGCTATCAAAAAATCTGCAAAACCTAAAGGTGTGGGAATCGGAAGTGGACCTAAATTCAAGTATGGTAAGACAACAGACTATCCAACCAAAAAACAAAAATCTGCTTTTGGTAATGATAGTGTAAAAGCTAAAGGAACTGGCAAAGCCAAATTCGAATACGATGAAGAAGTGAACATGGACGGTTACTCAGAAAAAAAACCTAAAAGAAGTGTTAAAAAGGTAGAAACTAAAGAAGCGTCAAGAACTTTAGGGGCTGGTAGATATTGGGGAAAACCAGGTTTACCAAAACCAAAAGCAGCACCAGCACATTTAAGAAAAGAATCAGTAGACAGAGAAGTTAGTTTGTTAAGAGAAAAAAATGATGAGTACAAAAAGGCTCTTGATGTTTTCAGAAATAAACTTAACGAAGTTGCGGTATTCAATTCTAACTTGGCTTACGCAACAAGACTTTTTACAGAACACTCAACAACTAAACAAGAAAAAATCAATATCCTTAGAAGATTTGATTCTGTTGAAACTTTGAAAGAATCTAAAAATTTATACAGAACTATCAAAGACGAATTAGGATCTACTTCAAAAGGTAGCGAAACAACAATTAAAGAATCGTTCGAAAGAAACGTAGTTAAAACTCCATCAACAGGATCCTCTACAAATCTAATCGAATCTAAGACTTATGAGAATCCTCAATTTATGAGAATGAAGGATCTTATGTCAAAACTAAAATAAACAATAAAAAGAAAAAAACAAAAAAATGGGAGCATTATTAGAATCAGGTCTTGTTGGTAACATCGGTCTTAAGCACCTTAAAGTTATCAAAGAAGACACTATTAACAAATGGGACAGATTAGGCTTTTTAGATGGTCTAAGAGGTCACTTGAAAGAAAACGTGGCTCAATTATATGAGAACCAAGCTTCTTACTTAATCAACGAAGCAACTTCTGACGGATCTTCAAACGGAGCGTTCGAAACAGTTGTTTTCCCGATCGTAAGACGTGTATTCTCTAAATTGTTGGCTAACGATATCGTTTCTGTACAAGCAATGAACTTACCAATCGGTAAATTGTTCTACTTCGTACCACGTATCCAAGGATACGCTAACGACGTACAAAATGATGGTGGTGGAGAACACTACGCACCTTACGGAGCACCCAATGCGGCTGCTAATCAAACACCTAACTCAGGTTATCCAGGAGCACCTTCACCTAATTACCCTTACGGAAAAAATCTTTACGATTTATTCTACGAAGGTAATGAAGCGGCTTTAGATCCTCCAGGATTATTCGACTACTCAAAAGGTAGATGGACGGCTTGTACTACTGAAACTTCAGTACAAAAATGGGTAAACGGAGAGTTAGTTGACGCTCTTGATGATGATCCTGTATATGTAGGACCAAACGTAAGAAAAATCTTAATGAAACTTTGTGGATTTACTTCTACAGGTGCTGGTAAACTTATCGGACCTGACGGTCAAGAAATGGACACAGAATCTTTCCTTTCTGACTTAGTTATCACAAAATTTGCAGGTTTTGTACAAGCCCCTAATTCACCATGTCCTGTAGGTTCTGGACCACTTCTTTTCAGAGTTGTGACTCAAATCTACGGTAAAGGTATCGTTCAATACGGACAACAAACACAAACCAACTTCAATAACTTGACTTACCCTGCGACTTATAATAACAACACAGGAAACGGTGGAAACTATTGGGATATTTGTGACTCACAAGGTTGTATCTATCTTGAAGTAGACCTTTCTTGTCCAGCATGTCCTGACTGTGGTGATACTTCATTAGATGGTTACACAGGTGTAACTCTTACAGCCCTTACTTCAGGTACATCATTCCAAGCAACTTGGAGACGTTACGAAGAAATGGAATTCGAAGACAAAATTGGTGAGGTTTCTTTTGACCTTGAGTCAGTAACTGTATCTGTTACAGAAAGAAAACTAAGAGCACAATGGTCTCCTGAATTAGCTCAAGACGTTGCGGCATTCCATAACATCGACGCTGAGGCTGAATTGACAGCATTGTTGTCAGAACAAGTGGCAGCTGAGATCGACCGTGAAATTTTACGTGACTTACGTAAAGGTGCGGCTTGGAACTTACGTTGGGATTACAACGGATGGAGAAGAATTGGTGATACCACTTCTTACACTCAAAAAGACTGGAACCAAACTTTGATTACAGCAATCAACCAATTGTCAGCACAAATCCACAAATCTACTTTGAGAGGTGGTGCTAACTGGATCGTTGTATCTTCTGAGATTTCAGCTATTTTTGACGACTTAGAATACTTCCACGTATCTAACGCGGCTCCTGAGCAAGATCAATACAACATGGGTATCGAAAGAGTAGGTACGTTATCAGGACGTTACCAAGTTTATCGTGATCCTTACTTCCCACCAAACCAAGTGTTGGTAGGTCACAAAGGAACATCATTGTTAGACACAGGTTACATCTACGCACCGTATGTACCTTTACAATTGACACCTACAATGTACAACCCATTCAACTTTACACCTATCAAAGGTATTATGACACGTTACGCTAAGAAAATGGTTAACAACCGTTTCTACGGACGTATCACAGTTGATGGAGTTAGAACATTTGACTTGAGAGAATTGAGATAATCAATTAAAACCGATTAAGAAAAAAGGTCAGAGAAATCTGACCTTTTTTTATTCATTACCTTTTTGTGGATCGGTTAAAACACGAATTGATTTTGATATGACCTCAACTTCACCAATTGTATAGACATTATTTTTATATGCCAATTTAATCGCCTCAACCAAAAAAAACAAAGCTTGATCTGAGCTCATTGATTGTAATATAACATCCAAATGTTCTTTAGTTAACAGGTCTACAGATCCAAAAAGATTTCCGTACTTTTTTATTTCTTCATTATTCATTTTTATTTAGTTAGATATTTATAATATAATGTTTGTTATTCTATATGGAAAGTAATTATTCTAAAATTAAATCTGTAGATGGTTGGGTCGAGTTAAGACCTGATATTTTGATCGAGGATTATGTAAAATATTTTAAAAAAAATATTAACGAAGCCACAGGTGACAGAGTAGGTGGTGCAGGAGCATACATACCACCACTACAACCAGGTGAAAGAGAGTTTGTCAAATCACAGTTAGGACCTTTCAATATACCGGTGTCCAACTACAAAAGTCCGTTAGTTCAATATGATAGTTATGATCATCATTGGGATTTAGGTAGAAAACAAATTAAAAAATTAGAAAAGGAGGCTAGAAAAGTAACTGATTACATAAAACATCATCCATACTCAACTTTTACTGATGAAGATGGAGGGATTATTAACCAAACACCAAGCGGAAAAATCAAAAAACCACCTTTTAATTTAGAAGTAGTACCAATTGAAACAAAATCTAGAAAAATAAACGAAGTAACCACTTCAACGACGGCAGGAGAATATAGTGGCCCGCAAGAACTAGGTATGAGAAAATGGACTAAACCAGAATTAGGTCCATATTTAGAAGACTCAAGTCATCCCGCAAATAGACAACAAAAAACAAAAACTACAAAAAACAACGTGACTAAAGTAGTTGGTGGATGGGAGCCAAGGGAAAATTCTTTTGAGGTACCAACAAATAATGTTTCATCAAAAAAAGTAAAAAGAGTAAAACCTAATGGTGAACTTACAGACAATCCTATTGAGTGGTATAAAGAATTTAACAAAAAGAAAGAAATTGCAAGAAAACTGGAAAAAAAATCTTTAATGGAAGATTTGGCCGTTTGGTTTGGAAAAAAGAAAAAACCAAAAGGTTCATCTCAACCAAAAGGACCTTGGGTTGATATCTGTAGAAAAGTTGATGGAAAACATCCTCCTTGTGGAAGAAGTGATACGAGTAAAGGATCTTACCCAAAATGTAGAGCTGCGGGTGTTGCCGGTAAAATGAGTGACTCGGCAAAGAGGTCCGCTTGTCAACAAAAAAGAAGGGCCGAAAAAAATGACACTCAATCAGGAAAAGGTCAAAAACCAGTAATGACCAGTTATAAACCAAGAAAAAATACAAATGAAAATATAAGTAGAATAATAACACTTACAGAAGCGGACATTCAAAAAATTGTAATGAGAGTTTTAAATGAACAAAAAGACCCACCCATAATTAGTCCAAATCAAACTATATCATTGACTTGTCAAAACTTTACTATCTATCAAGACAATGGTGTTGATAAAATCAAATTATTGTCAAAAGAAACTATAAATGGAAAACTTTTGACTAGTTCACAAGTAATTCAGGGGTCATCATTCCAAGACCTTGGTCATAAAATAGGTGATGTGTACGGAAGTGGTTTTCAAGAAACATATGACGAAGAAAACGTTATGTTAAAATTTGATGTGAAAACGGATCAACCAAGTTTTGAGATATTTGGACCCGAAACAACCGATTATGATTATAGTTTCATTGTAAAACCTGTCAATGACAAATTAAAAAGGTTATTGAGTATACAAGGGCAAGGTAAAAATATAATTTTCAATATCAAAAGGGACCAAGAAGTTAGTTATTGTAAAATAACCAAAAATGAACCATCTAGTGAATTCCAAACGACTTTAACTACAGATTGGGGTCTTAATAATGCTCCGTTTGTTTAATTACCAATTAAGGAAGACTCAAAAAATTTTTTTTCTTCTTCACTCATTTCAGACCAAGTATTGTATAATGCTCGTTCAAAACGACTTAATTTAGAAAGATCAATTGTTTCGTCTTGTGGATAACTTCTTGTTGTGTGTTCTTTTTGGGATTTATTTTGTAGTGATCCGTATGCATCACACGACGTTTTAGTGGTTTTACAACTTACAATAGACAAACCTAAAATTACAGATAAAATTACTTTTTTCATATTTGATTACTTTTTTCGATTTTTAAAATTATTTCTTCATAAACTTTATCCAAAGTATTTTTGATGTTGGACTTCACCATTTTCTCGGTATTCAAACGTCTTTTTTCTACCTCCATATCATATAAATATGTAATTCTCTCATTGTCTCGTTTAGATAATACGACATCATAGTGGAAAACGTGATTTGTAATTTCAACCCTACCAAAATCCAAAACTATAAACAAATTTAAACTTTCATTTATGATATACCGTTTGAGAGACATCGGAGCAATCATGAAATCAGAATCTTTGTGGGAAATGAGTTTGACACAAATTTTGAATGCTGTTTTTTCATGTAATTCGACTTCCTCGTAAGTTTTAAGAGCTTTTAACCTACTTAGTCTACGCAGACGTACTTGGAATCGTTTATAGAGTCTTAAAATCAATTTTTCCATAGTTAGTTGTTTATTTCTAACTACAAATATAATAAATAAATTGATTAAAAAAAAAGAAAGTAAAAAAAATTAACAAAATGCCCCTGAACACCTTCGTTTTCCGTCAAGTCCTTTAATTTTTCCTTTACAAACTTGTACGGCGTGACCATTTGAATATGCACTGGGGTACACGTCATATTTTGCTTTTGCAGAGGCAATTCCTCTAGCACAAAGTTTTGTACCTGTTTTTTTTCTACCTTCCATCATGACCATATCTTCATCATCAATATTCATGGATAGTTCCATACCATCTCTTTTGGACTCATTCATTAAAAAATCAAAAACTTGATCCATGTTGTTTTTTGCTTCCGAAATGTGGTCTTGAGCCCAATCATGCCCGTTTTCTAAAATAGACTCAACCATTTCGTGATCTAAATCTAATAATAAATCACACTGCCTTCTCATTTGTTCTAAATTGGAGAAGAACATATATCTTGATGATTTTTCTTCTTGAGTTTCTCTAATAACTCTTTTAATGATTGAATCTAAGTTTCTCATAATTAATTATTTAATCCGTTTGGTCCGCCCAATGCCACCGCGTTTAGTTGAGTTACAGCAGTTCCGTATTCATTAGTATAAACAGGATAAGGAACTTGTAATGTTACTGTGTTTCCACTACAGTCAGGAACACATAATTCATATGGTGGGGGGTTGACAGCCTCAGACTCGCCAAATGAACAAATAGCAATTGCAATTGCATTACAATTTTCCTCTAAATTAGGACCTGTTTGAATTGAGAGTGAATTGAAAGGTATATTACTTGATATTGTCACGTAACTAGCAACTGCGATTGGAGTGGCGTCACAAATAGGGTCAACATTACTCAAATTTGGACTCATCACAAATGTGTTACCATTCAAAATCCCACAACAATTATCACAAAGACTAACGGTAACAGGACCTGTATTTGATATAAAATCCATATTTGTAAACCAATTTGGTTGTGAACCTGGTACAAATTGCCATGCCACATATATTGTGATTTCAGTAATATATGAACTAAAATACAAGTCGTGTTGAAAAATAACTGGAAGACCAGATTGACTGAATCCGCCCATTAAAATAACTTGAGTGCCAGGGTATGTAAAATCAAAATTTGGCTCAACACAAAGTGAATATGGTTGTGGCTCTAAAAATGTGGTTACAAAAGTTGTGTTTCCAGAACCTGCCACTGTAACACCGTCTATTACTACTGAGGTGTAAAAAGGGGGGAACCCGTCTTCTCCTGCTACGGTCGGTACTGAATAAACTTGTGGACAACAATTTGGCATCTTCTATGAAATTAATTTGTTGAATACTGTTATGTTATCATCACATGTTCTAACAATTACAGTGCTTTCGGTTACTTCTCTTGTAGGGCAACAATCAAGACAAGACTCTACAGTTGAAATTGCGAAGTGTGTAGGATCGGATAGTACTGGATTGTTGTTAACCGTACCACATAAAACATTACCAGTGTTGTCATAAACTTTCCATATTGATCCATCAATAATTGTAAACGACCCAAAATCTACGGTCACTTCTTCTAATGGATTTTCACAGAGTGATATTTTACTATAATTCATAATTAATTATTTAATCCGTTTGGTCCGCCCAATGCCACCGCGTTTAGTTGAGTTACAGCAGTTCCGTATTCATTTGTCCAAACAGGATGAGGAAAAAATAACTCTACAACATTACCATCACAATCTTTCACACACAAAGTATATTCAGGATTCACAGCCTGAGGAGTACATGCCTCGCAAGTATCATATGGTAATAGTACTGTATAACTTGGGACACCAGGTTCTGTATTAGTCACAGTGGCACAAAAAGTGTTACCGTTTTCGTCTTGAATTGAATAAACGTCTCCAGTACTTGGGGTAATACCTCCAAAATCTACAGTAACCTCAATCAAAGGGTAACCACATATCACCATATTAAAATTTGCCATTTTAGTTTTTTATTATAAATACTTTTATTTTTTGTTTACGATCTGAAATTGGATTTGTTTTTTATATGTATTTGTTTGACCCATCATTTTTACCTGTATGTCAACAAAATATTCATTAGGAATTTTGTCTCTTGTGTCAAACATAAAATAGTATTCATTTGGTGTTCTATTTATGTTTGTCCAATCTTGAACTATAACTTCGGTCTGACCTTCTCGAACGTAAACTCTATATTTGGCATCAACATTGGGTAACATCTTATTTGTTGTATATGCCTCTTTTATGATAACACCAACTTTTCTAATATCACTACTCAATATTTTTTCATTTTGTAAAATACCGTAATACTCAAACCCAAACTTTGACGGGTCAAAAGTTGCTGTTCCTATCTGAATAGATTTTTTTATGCCGTACAAAGTGAAATCGTTAATTACATCAGGTAATGAAAATCCGTTTAATTGAATTTGTGACCAAGTATCTGTAAATTGACAAGGTACTTTATACCCCATAAAGGCCGGTAACGTAATTTCATAAACACCTCTTGTTCTTCTACAAGAAGGTAGATTAACTAAACCTGTTATTGGATTTCCTGCCGGATCTTTAATTGTAACAAGAGGGTTTTGATCTAAATTTACAAAATCACCATCTTCATATACATAAAGATATAGTTTGTTTGCTTTACCCATAGAAAAGTAATTTCTATCATCTTCAATCAAATCATTGTAAGTGGTTTCTAAAAATGGTTCGTAAAAAGTTTGAGTATGTCTTGTAAAAAATCCTACAGAATACATCGCATCCGTACCTGTTAAATTTTCTACTTGAGGTAAGTATGCAATTCCCCAAGTTGTTTCTTCGGGTGTTACTCCATTTAAAATATCGTTTATTTCACTTGACATATCAAATTCAATGTTTTCATCACCAAATTCAAAATGTTGTATGTCGATGATTGTAATGGCAGAAAAAGGGTATGCCCCAATGTTCATATTATTATATGTACCGGGTTCACCCCACTTATTAATTGTTGTGGTTTGATACCAATTTGATGGTCTTATTGAGTAGTTTCGATCACTTTCAATTGGATCTTTAACATCGTAAAAATCATATCCAACACCTTCGTCCCAAAGTTGTGGTGTAGTTGGGTCGTCATTCAAATATGGTACACGAAACAAAATCAAATCAAAAGAAGTTGATCTTTGTCTACCATCAGGATTAGACGTATTAAGTAAGTCCTTATCAAAATAAGAAGTGTTGGTCATCTTTAATACATGAGTCATGTATGCGTCTGCACAACTCATTGATATTGTACCGTCTAATAATTTTTCTTTGACCAAATCCAAATTAAGACCAAAGATAAATCTCGAATAACCAACAGGCTCAGAAATACCCCCATCACCGTATAAAAGTTGCATGACAGGATTTCTACCAGTGTTTACATAACTGTTTGAGAGAATAGTATTATTTTTACTATAATAGGAATTGTTTATTGACATTTACTTTTTATTTATAAATATCAATTAAGTCGAATATTTTGATTTAAAATAGTTGCGTCTGCGTCTTGTAAGATTTTTCTAATTTCTACTAACTCAGTGCCGTCAGTTCCAATACCAATAGGAGCTTCATTTGGGTTATGAACATGTGAACCTAAAAAGTCCACAATTTTATTTAAAAGTTTCATTAATTCTTCACCCCTAACCATAGGATCCGTTCGATCTAAGATTTCTTCTGTATATTGAAGTTGTGTTATTCCATATAAAGACTCCTGTAAATTTACTTTGTCTCCTTTAGATGGAATTTGACTTTTATGAGAAATTAAATAAACGTTATCAGCAACTAAAGATCCAAACGATACAGGTTTTGCTTTATACTCCGTTCTTTCTACGGTGTTTTCTCTAACTGTTGTTTGTTGACCAATTACACCTCTTGACCACACCAAAAAGTTTCCATATTCTGATTCTGATTGGTTCAATTTTATTTTTTGATTAAACAAAGAAACCAAATTAAAATCTGTAGCCCCTGTTGAGTTCAATTTAGTTAATGTTGAATAGTTAGGTTTTACATAAAAAGGAAATTGATTTAAAATTATATCATCGTTTGTTGGTGGGTATTGTGGATATCCGTTAATATTAATTTTACTGTCATTTACGTTTTGAATAAACGTATTGATAATGTTCAACGAATCATTGAAATTCAACCCCGAAAAACAAATCGAGTAGTCTACAGTTGATAAGTATTGGTTAATTGGTGTGTCAAGATCAATTGTTGTTGAAAGTGCGACAGAGTTTGGAATCATAGAATAAAGGTAAATACAACCCTTATAAAATGTGTCTCCTGTTACCGTGTTGAATGATGTAATTCCTGAAATATATTGTGACCCGTCGATTGACCACTCAATTACCTTTTTTATTTGAAGTGGTTCTTGAATAGATTCCTCTAATGTTAGAGGTTCTAACAAAACCCTTTCTTGGTCAAATGTTGAAATTTGTAAAAATCCCCAATTTGGATTTTTTTTTGGTATGTTAAAATTAGCAGTTTGGGTTGTAATATTTTTTCCTGATCTAATTAAAACGGTATCTTTTTTCAAAACCATGTCAGTGGTACCTCTACTAAGAATTGCGTTGTCGCCTGGTTCAGGGTAAATTCCATAAACACTTGGAAGTGTAGATCCTGTAATATCCCTCAATTTGTTCGAAAGTTTCATGTACTCACCACTGGCCAATATAGACTCAGAATTATTATTAATCTCATAAGCATTGTTTTGTGGTCTAGTAATTGGTCCTTGAATATAGAATTTACTATTATTTGTTCTTTCTTTTACATTGTAATACAATAAGTGTACATACTCATCTATTTCGGGAACTTGACTAACGTAGTAAGGTATCAAAGGTAAAAAAATAAACGGGTCTTCTGAAGTCCATTTCCATATAGATTCAGGAATTGGTTTTCCTTTTACATCCTTAGGAACCAAATCATCTTTAGTTTCATGTCGAGGAAATACCCTGAGTCTTCCTAAAAAAAGAGGATCTTTGTTATCTAAGACATAACCAAAAAATATTAACTTATTATCAAACATTTCTAGACATGTATTCTTTATGTAATAAATTATAAGTGCTTTCCAATTTATCTAAATGTTCACTCATTTTGAGTAACATATTTTTTGTATACTCAAAGTCTTTTTGAATAAATTGTAATGCCAAATTCAAATCTTTGTTCGATGAATTTTCATAGTCATGAACAATTTCTATAATTTTTTTAGGATCAATTTTTTCCCTTTCGAATTTAAAATGATTTTCCATACGCTTTTTGTGGTGTTGTAGTGAATAATGGTGTTACCGTGAGTGGACCAATCGCAACAACTGACTTACCATTTTCATCATTTTCTTTCGCAATCCCGTCTATTATTGCCGATATTGATGCAAGAAATTTATTGGGACTTCCATCAGGCATAGGAGATGTCGGTATCCCTAATTCTTCTAATCTTTGTATTGTATTAATATAAGACCTTGTTGGGGAAGCCCCTTCTAATAGTTTTGCGGCAAACAAAAGTGGAAGTGGTATATCAGCATTTGGGTTAGCCTTAAGAGCACTAATTTTTCTTTCAATAACTAAACTTAAAATTTTTGTTAGATCATCTACAATACTTTTACAATCTCTGAAATCTTTCAATATTTTTATAGACGCCCCTAAACCAAGTAAAGTCAGTGGAAGTATCATTCTTTTGGTTTTCGTTTTTTGTTCTTTTGATATATCACTTAAAACTTCCTTTAACAATTTTTTGATATCTTTTTTTACTATTTCGAAAATTATTCTTGTGTATACCGCACCTAATTGAGACATAAATTCAATTAAGAAAGTTTTACAGTTTTTTTGAAAATCTTCTAAGGTTGTTGTATTATCTACAAAAGATTGTGAGAGTGACTTTGCGGTTGCCATAAAAGGTAGGATTATCTTTGGGGAAAGAATTGCCGTTGCCAAAGCTTTTGGGAATTCATTAATCCACGCGTCATCATATGCCAATTTAAACTTTTGATTAGTCACGTTGTTAATTACATTAGATGTTTGATTAATTACGTTATTTTCATTTACACCCTCATTAAAAACCAATTCACTTAACGCATCAATTACTGCGGCCGTATTCATTGTAAGTTTTATATTGTCACATTCCTCGAATTGTAAAACCCCCAATTTTATATCAGATACTTTTTCTTCAATCAATCTCAAATCCAAATTACTTAATTCAAAAAAGTCGTCAGATAGGTCGTCTCTTTCTGAAATTTTGGCAACACCACTAACATCAATTTCAGGAGTTTGATCGTAACATAACCCTAATATCCTTTGTAAAATTTTTAGAAATTTTTGAAACCCTGTAATTTCACCATCACCACTTTGTTTTGAAACAGAAAAGGCACCAGTAATAATGTTTATAAGTTGAGTGAAAACATTTAATGGATCAAACAGGTCTAAGGTATCAAAATAATCACTTAAGAATTCATCCACTGTAAGTGGGGTTGATCTGGAAGAGAATGTAAACTTAAAAAAATTTCCTTGTACCACACCCAATGGAGTATTGTATTGTTGTACATACTCAATGTCAAAAATATTCTGTGTCGATTTACCCACATACGGTGTACCAGCAACCACAGAAAGTGGTTGGTTTAAGTTTTGTATTCTGTTATACAACAACCTATTCATTGCAAACGGATATGAAAAGTAATTTATGTCAGGTTTTTCATAAATTAATTTTCCTAACTGTGTATCCGCACTTAACGTAAGGTAATTGAAAAAATCTATCGATTGTACTTTAATGAAAATAGGTGTGTTTGCCGGAAGAATGAAATCTGAAGAACAACCTAAAGTTTTTTTAATCGCGTCAATGAGAATTGATTTTAATTTTGGTTGTAATTCTTTTAATGATTTAATAAAAACTTTTTTTAAATAAGAATTTGTATCAGCACCACTACCATTGATTAATTTTGATAATTTAACCAACTCAGTAAAGGCGGTTTTGACATCGTCTTGGAAATCTTGTTTTTTTTCTGACCACTCAGATAATTGAGTTTTTAGTTTGTTTTCATATTTATCAAACGAGTCAGAAACCTTTTTTTCTAATTTTTTTTGATCTTCCCTTAACTGTTTGTATATGGGAAATATTTGTGCCTCTTTATCAACTTTCTGAAAACTACTTTGAACGTCTATTGGCATTTTTTATTATTTATGCATTTTATATTTGTAGTCAGAATTCGCGTCTTTTTTTAATAAATTCTGAATTGTATCATCGTCAATTTCTAAATCTGATAACGTAAAATCCTCTTCTTTTTCTGTGTTTTTTTGCCACATTTGAGCCTGTAGCTTAGAAAGAGTAAGTTTTTTTTCAACACAGTCGTTTATAATTTTTTGTTGTTTCTCAATAACAGGACCTATAATAATCATATCTTCAGGTTCTTTCATCATTGTTAACATTTTATTTTGAATTCTAATCGCCGTGTTTTTTTGTTCAACAAGTTCATTATAGATTTCTTGCATCAAAGACAACATTGATTCTTTTGATAAATTGATTTGTTTTTTTGATGGTCTTGGCATATCTATAAATATTATTTTTTTAAAATTTCTTGAACTAACTCAAAGTATATCTTTTTATATTTTTTCAAAGACGTTCTAATTTCCTTAGTTGATAGGTTTGTCATTTCCCTAAGCTCAAATAAAATAATGTTTTTATTGAACTTATTGTTGTTTGAATCAGGAAATATTGTACCGTAATTTTCAAACAAATCGTGTATTGCCGAGCCTAATTTGTACTCTTGTTCATTTACATTATCATCCTCCAAAGTTTCTTTCAATTTATCTAAAAACTTTTTAATTATAACTTCAGAACCAACCTCATCTGAATCTATGTAATAGGACATGTTCATGTTATTACTGAGATCCCCAGAAATATCTTCGTAAGAAATTTTACGATTTATTTCTTTCTGATCTTTCATAATTTGACCCATAAGGTAATTTTTACAAATAGTACCAAAGTAAGAATAAGCCTTCTTTTCTTTAGAAGGCTTAAACTTTTCTATTTTTGTCATCAAAAAAGAATGTGTGTCATTATGAATTTCTTCATAATTCATATCCTTCCTATACAATTTATATCTTCGGATTATGGAAGATATCATTTTGTCCAAAGGGTGTCTCAAAAACTCATTGTAAATTTTATTTCTTTCATAATCCGAATCGGTAACTAAAAAAAGTTTGACCGCATTTTCCTCACGTTCATCGAAATAGTTGTTTGTTTTTGGTTTTCTTCCTTTCTTTTTCTTTTCTATTTGATCTGAGTAATCATTTTCAAACATTAAACAGTTTGCGGTTCATATTTTATATCTCTCTCAACATTATAAAAAGATTCTTTTTTTGCCGACTCAATCCAAAAACGGGCCTCATCTTCGGTAATTTGATTTTGACCATTTTTGTAATTCCAAAAAATTGATCCTTCTCTAAGGTTCATATGTTTGTAACCAACTCTTGGTATGCTCATAATTTTTGAAGAGTTTTGTGTTAATCTCAAAAACAACTCATAGTTAAAAGTTAATTTTATATTTTGTTTTAAACCACCCAATCTTTCGAAAACTTCTTTTTTGAACACACAGCCAGAGAATTGGAAATTTTGAAAGTTTTGTAAAGTTTCATTTGTTAAAATACCAATTTCAGAAGAAATGTTTGCAGCGAAAGTCGCCTCGTTTGTAAATCCAGCAAAAACCGCTTTATCATCTACGTCTACCACAATTGGTAAAAACACATCAACTTCAGGATAATATCCCATGTATTTTTTAGAGTTTTTAAACCAAATATTAGAGTATTCATCATCGAACTCTAACACACTTACCCAATTTGAAGTTGCTACACTTACACCATAGTTGACTTGTGATTGAAAACTTGGTGTTTGATCGTAGGAAACTAAGTTTACATTGAGATCACCAAAATCATAAGACTTTAGATGACTTTCTAAATTTGTGTCGTTACAATAAACAATTACTAGTTCATCTACAAATTCATTTTGATACTGTACTGATTTAATACTTTTGTCAAAGAAATCCTCGAAACCAATTGCGGAAGAGGTTTTGAGTGGTAATACCACTGATATTTTATTCACATTTTCCATATTATTCTTCTATTGTTTGAAATTTATCTAATTGTATAACAAAGTTTCCTTTTCTAACTTCGAACATTCTCGAAAATAAGTCCAAGACTTCTTTCTCAAAAAATTCTTTAGTTGGTAAGGTTTTAACTGTATCCTCCATTGATTCGAACAATGTAGGATTTAAATTGTCCTCTAACCAATTTTGTATAAAATCAGAAAGTACGTCAGTGACCATCAATTTGTTGTTGATCCAAATTCCATTATTTTCATTCATCCATGAAGGAACCAAATCGGGAACCAAACCAATTACAGGAACACCCAATTTCATTGACTCCAATGGGAATGTACCATAAGAACTTTGTTGATCTATCCATATAGAAACAAAACTTTCTTTCATTGCTTTAGCAAATTGAGCTTCTGATAGACCTCTCAAATCTCTGAAAGTAATCCATCTATATTGAGGAAATTTCGCATAAAAATGTTTTATAAGGTTTACAGTATCTCTATGTTCTCTTGTGTGAATGTTTACTATGGTTTTACTAGGAAACTGACTTTTAGTAAAATTATCAGAAATGTAAGGTGTAATTATGTCAAAAGATACGTTTCTCATACCCCCCTCTAAATACTCTTTTTGTTTTTCACTTGTGGTAATACACTTCAAAAACCCAAGGTTACTCCATGTTTGACCTGGTTGTAAAGTTTCGAAAATGTGGTCATAACACTGACTCAATACAATTTTACCACAAGGTAATTTTGTTATTTGATCCATCACAAAACCATAAAGTTCAGGAACAACAATTAAATCGTCTGGCGATATTTCTAAATTTGTACCCTCAATCGGTTGGTGTTCAATTTCCATGTACTCTTCACCCAACCATGTAGAGACTCCAAAATAATCAGGTTTCTCGTGTAAAATTATGGAATTATATCCGTTGTCTTTAAGTGTTTTAGCCATCTGATAGATATACCTCACTGACGCTTTAGCGTTACCTTTGGTATCCTGAACTAAAAAATAAATTCGTGATTTTTTTTGTTCCATGTTAAGAATAGCCGTTTCTAATTTGGAAATCTGTTCGTTAGTCATTTTTTATTTATATTTTGTTTATTATTTTTTTGAAAAGTAATGTATTAAATGCCAACTTAAAGGGTATTGTTAGTTCACTACTTTTCATTCCCATGTTTTCATCTATCTGATCTACTTCAGTTATAATTGTTTCGATCATCATTTTTACAATTTCATATTTCACTAAATGAATTTGTGTTTCTCCTGAGGTGGGTTGTATTTGTAATTCAGAGTCTAATTTGTCTAAATCTAAATAGTAATTTTCACCTAATATTTTAATCATATTTATAATATTTTTTTAATTATTTGACCAAACTCAGATAAAGAGGTAATCTCGAAATCATTTTTTATTTCTTTGTTATAATTTGTAATAAATTTTATTACAACTTTATCTTTAGGTTTTTCTAATAATAGGGTAGGATCTGCGGTAAGTAAAATATCAACTTCATACCACATGGATTTTCTTGTATATTCACTGAAAAAAAAGATTTTTTCCAATAAACAACCAAACTTAGAAACAAAAAACAGTGTTGCCGGTTTTGATTTACCAATTTCATTTGAAACCAACAATAATTGATTATTTTCCCTTAATTCAAAGTATATGTCATTTAATATATTAAAGGTGTTCATTTCCGTTGAAGGTGCATGTCCAAATAACTCCATTGAATATTCCTCGTACATAAAATTGAATAATTCTTCTTTGTTATTGAATGAGAAGTGTTTCATTAAATCTAAAGAGTTTACCTCAGATAGGACCCTATATTCAAAATTTGTAACTTGAGATTCAATAGGTTCAGTATTTCCTGACGAATCAATCTCATAGGTTTGTCCCATATATTGATCTTCATCAGACTCTATTAAATATTTTTCATAAAGTTGCGTAAATTTACCAATAGTATCTCTAAGTACCCCATTAATATCAATCCCGATCCTCTTCATACCTTTTTAGTATTTTTGTTATTATAGGATTTCTAACCCCATCTTTATCACCAAACTCAAAGATACCAATACCCCCGATTCCATCGAATTTGGTTATCGCATCATACAACCCCGAATGTTTTTTGTCTTTGTATCTATCCGTTTGTTCAATATCTCCTGAAATAAAGAATTTACTATTACTTCCAATTCTTGTTAATAATAATTTCATTTGTTTTGGTGTGGCGTTTTGAGCTTCCTCAAAAATTAAAATAGAATTATCAATTGTCATTCCTCTAATATATGCCAAAGCAAAAACCTCTACCACCTCGGCCTCTTTTAATTTTTCTCTTGCTTCTTTACCGATAATTTTATTTAACAAATAGTAAGAAGGAAAGATATAAGGGTCTAATTTTTCTTCTAAATTTCCTGGAAGTGCCCCTAATTTTTCTTCAGCCTCAACAGCGGGTCTTACAATAATAATTTTATCATATCCATTGTCTTCATCAAGAAGTAAATCCACAGCGGTTTTCATTGCTATGTAACTCTTACCAACACCGGCAGGTCCCGAACAAATTGTAATTTGGTTGTTAAGTAATGTTTCATAATAAACTTTTTGGTTTTCTGTGAGAAATTTACTTTTTGGTCTTTTTTTAACTACTTGGGAGATAATATCTCTTTTGTGATTTGGGGAATCTACAGACTCCTCTGTTGTGTTAATTTTTCTTCTTTGTGACATATTTTAACCCCATTTTAGGTATTTATTATTGAACAGTTGAAAGTCAAATGTTCTGTATTTTGGTTTGTGTTTATGTAAAAGGTACGGAAAAGATATTTGGTCTTGTATTGACCAATAACAGTTATGAAAAAACCAATCGGTCATCAAATTATTATCTCTGTTTTTTATTAAATTTTTTGAATAAACAAAAAATCCCATGGAATAGAAACCATAATCAACAAAGTTTGGGTCTTTAAGATAAAACTGATATTGTTCTTTTGTTCTTTCACCTTCATATCTGTCAATTAAATATGTGTTGTTTGATCTATACATTTCATTTTCTAAATACTCAAGTTCAGATTTGATGTTTTTTCTTTGTGGGTGTTTAAAGATTTGTATATCAAAATCCCCCAACGAATCTACAACATCTTCAACAAGGTTGTTACTGACTATTTTAAATTTAGAATCGAACCAAATATAATAATCTGCAGGATTTTCAATCCAATCTAACATTTTTGGTATTTTAGCCCTTGTTCTTGGATGTAAAGATAGTGATCTTGATTCAGTATTTTGATCTGTGTAACACATGTACTCAACCTCATACTTTTTTGTGATTTGGTAAGGAAGTTGATAATTAAAATTATTGATATGATTACCAAAATCTGCAGTTACAACACGAACTTTTGGTTTTATCATAATAAATTAAGATTCATTATTTTTAATCCAATAAACACCACAAACATCAATTTGATTTATTGGATCGTTAATATTTTTTTCTGTTCTATAATCGTGAGTACAAATTCTTGCACCACCAAGACAATAGTCGTCAATTATACACACCCCTTTATCGGATAGTTTATCATAACAAGAATGAAAAACATCATGAGTCGACTCGTACATGTCACCATCCATTCTTAAAATAGACAATTTGCCAATCTGATTATTATTTGGTAGAGTATCACTAAAGAATCCCTCCACAAAAATTACATTTTCATCTAAACAATTCATTGATTCAAAATTTGATTTTACCTCATCGAGTGATATTGCAAGTTCGGTATACGTGTGATGAATATCTCCTCGATCCATAGGGTATTTGTCACTTGGTTTTGGCAGTCCTTGGAAAGAATCACAAACAAACACTCTCTTTTTCAAATTATAAATGTCTGAATATAGTTTCATAAAAATTGTTGCTCCCCCTTTCCAAACACCTGTTTCAATAAAATCACCCTCAATATTGTTTTTTCTAACGTAATCTAACATGTCATGAAGATTGTTCATTCTTTTCAAACCAATCATAGTCATGGCGTCTGTGGGCCAATCTAAACCTTCAAGTCTTGCGGGGTCCATTTCTTGTGAAATTATCGAATCCACTTCCTTTTCAGATGGGTACTGATTCTTGTCTTTCCAATTTTGGATAAAGTCCGTGTTTGAAACTCTACCGATCAAAATGTATTTGATAAATTCTATTTTTTTTCTATTGTTCATCAATCTTATCGTTTCTTTTTAAGATAGTTAGTCCATTATTATTTGTAAATCTTTTTTCTATGACCCATTGACCATCATCTAATAACTCTTGTATTGCTGGCCAAATACCAATTTTTTCTGTTGATAAAGGTCTAACGTCTTTGTATAGTTCACCCCAACTTGGTTCATCGGTAAATTCATAACTTTCAGTGTCATGAAAAATTAAATATTTTTTTACTTTATCTGAATGTAATGATAATTCTTCTTTTAGTTGTCCATACTTATGCCAAGTATCAATAAATAATAAATCAGTCTCTTCGATCTCAACCTCTAAAACATTTTTTTTATTGAACTTGAAATTTACGTTTTCCTTAATTGATAGATTTATTGCGTTTAAAATATTTTCTGACATATTAATGTCATAGCTAACAAACTTTTTTGGGTTTGCATGTAAAAATGCAAAAGTTGAACATCCCCATCTAGCACCCATTTCAGTAACGTGATCACATAGTTTTGCATACTCTACTAACGTATCAATATGTTCATTTATATCACCAGGAGTTAATTTGAAATTATTATAATAGTGTTCTATTGTTATCATTTTTTTTGTGTATACCATTTATTTTTAAAATCATTAATCATACCATCAGTCATCTGAAACTTTTTACCTGGCTCTATAAGATTATGACTTTTACTTAAAAGATGAGTAACTTTAGAGTTGGTAATTAGGGCGTGTTTTAATTTGTATTTTTGTAAAGTCAGTGCGTAGTCGTTATCTTGGTACCAAAATTTAAATTTTTCATCGAACCCATTCATTCTTTTTAATATATCCCTTTTAACAAAGATTGACCATCCGGCAATTTCATATGAAGTTCTATGACCATAGTATATTGGTGTTGTTTTTTTGAATAACTTGTGTCTGTGCCAATCATCATCCATAGGTGACATTGAAAATAATTCAGGATCTTGTTCATGAGCTTTTAACATTTCTTCTAAAAAACCTTTATGGTATATTGTATCATTGTTGGAAATTAACACCCAATCGTTGGTAGAATGTTCTAAACCAATGTTTAAATATTTGTTGTAGTTAAATTCTTCTTGTGGTTGTATAACTTTACAAGTCTCACACCCTTCATAAACAAATTCTTTTTCTTTGTTGGTTTCTATCAAATAGATTTGGAATTTATGTTCAGTCGAACTTTCATAAATACTTTTCATACAATTGAGATTCATTTTCTCAAATGATGGGTCTTTAGCGTAACTTAATATTATAACATCTACTACCATTTTATCTTAAAGCATATAATTTTGAGATTATTTGTTGGGCACTTTTAGGTTCCATTAAAGGTATATCAGTTGGTACATACCCGTGTTTTTTCTTATACCATAAAGTTCCTTTTTTATAGTTTTCACTCCATTCAGGGGTTCTTGAAATTGTTGAGTTTTCAATTGAGTTTGGTATATCCGTTAAATACTCCCAGCTTTTAGGAATGTCAGCAAAGTACCAAAAAGGAGGATGAAAATTATGTTTTACCGCCTGATATGTATGGTCAACATGTTCCCAAGCGTTTTTAAATGCAGGATCGAATAAACCAATTTTTTCAATTACAGATCTGTGATAGTATGAAAAAGCCCCAACACAGTTAGGGTAAAAAACCATTTCAATACCATCTGGATATGGAATAATCATTCTTGGATTAGGATCTCCGTCAGTATCTTTTCTTTCCGAAAGAGTTCTAAAGCCAGTTGACCCTTTCTTGTTTGCGGGACCGTGAAGCGCAAAATTTAAATGTTTAATTCCTGACAATGCTGAATGTCTGATATATTCTTTGAATACGTTTTCGTCTTGAATTAATATATCGTCTTCCATTATAAAAATGTGTTCACACCCTTGTTCCATCAAATATTTAATTGCCGTACTTTTTGCGGCCCCAACACATTGGTTTTTTTCGTGTTGGATAATTTTTGCATGTTCGGGGTAACAGTTTTCAGGGTAAGGAGTCCCATCGTTAACAATTACAAAGTTTTTAATCCACTTTGGAACCGTAAATGCACTTTTAACTATTCTATGTGGAGAGTTATATGTCACAAGACCTAAACCAACTTTGTCAATATCCATAAAAGTTTTTTCCTCTATGGTTTTGTTCGTTGATAATCTTATCGGAAGGTCTTTATCATATTTCTTTTCAAAAAAAGTTTTATTATTTTCCCACTGATCATTGGTCATACCTATTGATTTGTGAGTGACTCTAACCATTGTTGTTACACCTAATTTAACTCCCTCTAAGTAATTTGAAAAACAGAAAGGTATTTCATAAAAGTGAAATCCTTTGAATTCTTCGTCAAAAGTTTTTTTGATTTTAGATTTATCAACAACAAAAAACAAACCGTCTAATACAACCACTTCCTTTATTTTGTTTCCTTGATCGGGTGAATAAGTGTTGGTCCATTTTTTTCCTTCATGTTTGTGAGATACTATTCCTGTCATGGATTCACGCAAAGTCCACCATCTACCATCAATCATATCGGTAGTTCCTGCGATTCCCAAAATACCATATTCTTCATTTCTTTTAAATAATTTGATAATTTTATCCCCCCAATTTTTTGTATCATACTCAATGTCATCATGACAAAAAACTACAAGATTATTTTCCGACTCATTTAGTATTTCATTATAAACTTGAGCCAAAGACTTTTCACCGTTATTAATTTTTTCTATTATTTGAACTTTTTTAATCCCACAAGATTTTCTTAAATGTTCTAAAAATTCAGGATTAGTCTTTCTTGTCGAGAATCCTATTGTTATCATTGTTTAATTCTTTTAGTTTATCCTCAAGAGTTATTAATTTTTCTTCCATGTATTTGTTCCACCAACCATCACTACAACCAGACATAATTAACTCAACTCGAGTTCTATTAATTTCTTCTTTTATTTTTTCTATTTCTGTCATACACCTGTAGAACCGAAACCATTTTCATTTCTGTCTTTAGATAGAATGTTCTCTATCTCAACAAACTTGATCCATTTACCACTAACTACAGGACACAACACTGCTTGTGCAATTTTTTGTCCTTTTTCTATTTTGATTTTTTGATCAGTGGTGTTGAAAAGAATTACTTGAATTTCTCCCGTATATCCTTCATCCACAGTTCCTGGAGAATTCAAAACAAACAATCCTTGTTTTGAAGCCAATCCACTTTTTGATCTAATTTGAACTTCGTATCCTTCAGGTATGTCCAAATGGATTCCTGTTGGTATTAGTTTACGGTCAGAAGCATGAATCCATACATCTTCTGTTGAACATAAATCAAATCCAGAGTCTGACGTGTAAGCGTATTTTGGGTTGACCGCATCAGGATGCGACTTAGAAAATTTAAATTCCAAAGTATCTTGGAAATCATCCATATCTTTTTCTAATCCAAAAATATCAAACCCAAAATAATCATTCAGTTGATCAAGGTCCAAATTCTCAGCATCTTCAATTTGTAAACTTTCAAACAGATCGTCCAAGTCATCTTTTTCTAAATTTTGTTCACTCATTATTTTAAACTTTTTAATTTCATTATTGCGTCAACTAAAACGTCAACATCTTTTTCACAGTATTCGGCAATTTCTTTAAGACGATTATGACTCCAATAAGTCTCATGTACCAAACTACCGTTGATTGGTCCGTCTTTTGGTGTTGGTATGTCTAAACATGCACACATTAAATCTAAAGAACCGATCGCAGTGTAAGCTCCATATTGCCAAATTTCTTTTGTGTCAATGGCCTTAACTTCCCAAGGTTTAGTATCGTATGACGGGAGTATTTTAGCCGGCATGATCCCATTTACAATCATACGTTTTGCTAACATGGGGATGTCAAAGTTTTTTAAATTGTGACCACACATGTAGAAATCTAATTTGTGACAACGGTTTAAAAGGTCTCTTACATCAATTAGTAGTTTATATTCATCATCACTTGAAAAAGTTTGTTTTTTAACTTCTCCACTATCTAAAACGAACGCCATCGATACACAAACTATCTTTGCAAACTCTGGAACTAACGCTGCCCGTTTCCTAAAAACAATGTCCATATGTTCTTCTGTCGATCTATCAGTTGCCAATTCTTTGTCTTCAGGAAATCTTTTCAAAAACCAATCAAAATATTTGTCGAATTGGTCTGCAACTCTTGGGTTAGATTTTATACACTGTTGATAGTCAGGACAACCACCAACGGTTTCAATGTCTAAAAATAAAATTTTTGTTAAAGGAATATTGACCATAATTATTTAATTAAAGATTTGTAAAATTCAGCTCTGTTTTGTGATACTCTGTTTAGGTCATAGGTATCTTTTACCGTTTCGTATAATTTCTCACCAAGATCGGTAATCATATTTGGATTTTCGACTAATTTTTTAATGCTTTTAGCCCAATCACTATGATTTCTAAAATCTTCTACTAATAACGCATTACCGTCAACGAATTTTCCTTCTCGCATTGCATGTTTTAGGTCAATGGTATAAGGACCTACGTTTGATGCGATTATCGTTTTTTTATAGAAACCCGCCTCGATTATTTTTAGTTGAGATTTTAACCTATTAAATACGTGGTTTTTTATGGGCGCTAATGAAATATCAAACTTAGCGTAATTTCTAGCGTAAGACTCCACAGGTTTAGTCCAAACCCTGACGTAGTTTTCATTTTCAATTGCGGGAAAATCTCCATCAACAAACTTATCTAAATATTCTTTATACTCTTTGGTGATTATTTTGTAGTTGTCTGTAAAAATCTTTTCATATTGTGACCAAACAGTTTCTTCAGGTTTAATTGGTCTTTGTTTTTTTTCTCCTGTTTGTTGGTTTATTTCAGTAACCACACCTCTTGTATCAAAACCACACAAGTAATATTGAAGTTTGTTTTGAAGAGGACTTAGTTTACCCACCATCGTATCTAACAACTTTAAATCGTGTAAGTGGGATGATCCACCTAGCCAACCAACTCTAATTTTTTCTGAGGGTAATGTTGGTTCATTAAATTGAGGTTCTTTAGGATCTATTGCGTTTGGAAAAACAACTACGTTTTTATTGAACTTTCTAATTTCATGAGCAAAAAGACTTGTCGTTGTTGTTACATAATGACAAGCTTTGAGATTTGCTATAATTTTTTGATTCATTTTAGTAGAAACAATTAATTGATGAATTGGGTGCTCTTTAGTTGGTAACCAATAGTCGTCAATATCCCCAATAACTATAACCCCTATTTTTTTTAATTTTTCAATCAACGCCAAACATTGATCAAAGTCTTGACCAATTGACCTATGAAAATGAACAATATCATATTGTTTCCAATAATTTTCATCTTCCATTTTTGGTTCGTAATCAATATCAATTTGAAAATCTTGAGGAAAATTATTTTGTAAATTAACGTGGGGATCTACCGATCTGTATCTACCAACACCTGCCCTATCTGATGGTAAGACTAAAATTTTGATTTTTTTCATTATGATTAAACAAGTTTACAAGAAATATAAACCTATTTATTGATAATATCAACAAAAAACCCACCTCAAGGGTGGGTTATAATTATTTAGTTACCTTTTTAATTTTGGTGACTTTACCCTCGAATATATGATCTCCGACTCTGAATTTAAAAATGTCGTTAGATTTAGTTTCTGACTCAATTAGTAAACCATTTTCATGTAAAACATCTTCAATTACTTCCCTAATTATCTCTTTTAGACTTTCGTTATTGTTTGTAGATTCTTGAACCAAATTTTTTATTTTAGGAATATCAGAAACTTGTTTTCCACTGGCGTCAACACTCATTAATCTAGCGGCTTTATCAACCAATTCGTTAGATAATGTTGGCCCATTCATACCCATATTAGGTTTTTCTATTGGGTGTTCCATCATTAATTTTTTAATCTCATCGGGTAACTTAGAGTTTGCTATTTTATCCGCTGTGATTGTGGCGTTTTGTTGTTGAGGTCTCGATTGGATTTGTTGTTCTTGTAAAATATCGTTCGGTAAATTATATTTTGCATTTACAGGTTGGTAGTCCTCTAACATTGGGGTGTTGAATGATGTCTGAGGTGTTTTACCTCGTTCCATCTGATCATGTCTTTCCATAATTTTTTTGGAAACCATTAATCTTTGTATTAAATCATTTTCTGTATTCATCTTACGTATTTGTTACATTATCAAAATTGGCATTTACTACAACTCTTGCCATACTTCTATCTCCGTTAGGATTGTAATTTGGTCTGACCTCATCAAATGTTTCGGCCGTTGGTTGTAGATATGTTATTTTATCTAACCTGAACAACCTCCAACCAGGTAAAGGTTTTTCTCCTAAGTATGCCGTGTGTGATGCACCTTCATAGTCCCAAGCCCTTAGTACAGGATTTTCTCTTTTACTATAACCAAAACACACAGGTTCTATAGTTCTTAATCCTTTACCTCCAGGTTCGTCCCCATCATAATAAATTACAATTTTTTTTTTATTTCTTATCGCATCAACAACACTGTTGACAGATGCTACCTCAACGATAAGACTTCTAAAAGTATTGTAAAGTTTCATTATGCGGATGGCGTTGTGTAAGGTTTGTTGGGTTGGTACTCATTCAATTTTATTTCATTAATTCTTTCTGAGAAATCAACTTTTGACCCACCGTTTGCGGTATCCAAAAAGATTCCCGTACCCTTACCAAATTCATCACCGTCAGAAATTGCATCCTTATTAACGGCACTATATTGATTAGTGGTTAGATAATCATTTTTTACTGTAAGTCTTTTTCTTTCGATATCGGCAATTGCAGTCAAATCATTAGCGGGTTGACTAAAATCTAATCTTTCTACTTCAGGCATTTTAAATTATTTTTTTCATTATTTGGTTTATCCTTTCGAGGTCTTCAGTAATTTTAACGTCTTGTACAAATGTGCTGTGTTCTTTTGACGGTCTATTCATATCCGCTAACCAACCCATTTTATCTGCTAAATCCTGTTTCACATCGTCTGGCATATATTCTTTATTAACACTTTTTTTGAAGTTGTCCCCTTTTCTCATTAAATCCAATGTAGAGTCAACCCATTTTCTAACATAATCCGCACCATTCAAAATATAAGGAGCGTCTTTACCATCTCCTTGATAATTATCGAACCAATTTTTCATCCTCCCAAGTTGTTGATAGGTTACATAACCCGAATTCCTTAACTCCTCATTTCTTTTATGACCCTCAACAGAAGGATCTGAGTTTGGAACCGTATCAAAACAAGACTGTAGGTATTCAGTTACTTCTTTTGGTAGCTCGATTGTTTTATTATAAAGGTCTTTATTCACTTTTATTTATTTTTTTTAAAAGATCATTTAATTCCAAACCTTGTTTGTCTGCTAACTTTTTAATTGATTGTAAATTTCTAATTAATAATTTTTCCATAACGTCGGTAGATTCATTGTCTTTTTTTGAAATAACGTCGGTGTTTTTATTTTTTTTACCTAAAATAATTTCATCAATCATTTTTTGCATTTTTCCTTTCTCTAATTCTGACAATCTTCTTTTTGACACGCAATTTTTACAATGACCATTATTTTTGTAGTTTCGAAGTTGTTTATCGTACTCGGGATCGAATCCCATAACCTCTAATCTTTCATGTCTTTCAAAAGGATCCTCAACACCCATATCTTTTAGTATTTGGGATGCTTCCTTGTAACTTTTTGCGTCTTTTGTTTCTTCGTAACCAAATGCCTCTGATTGATCAACCTCATCAATTAAATTATCTCTTTCATCTTCAGATTCTCCGTAATATACTCGAATGAATGGGAATTGATTGGCTCTTGTCATGTGAACCGTTTGGTCAGTTGTACTTTTTGCGATCTGCCTTTGATTTAACATCGGTATGTTAGATTTCATAAATGATCCATCAGCACCCACAAACTCTTGTATCTCACCCTCTTTTTTTTCGGTTTTTTTAATTGGTTTTCTTTTTTTGAACCAATTTAATATTTTTTTTATTTGTTCTTTTGTGAACTTATATCCTTTGGTAAAAAGATTTTTTATAAATTTTTTAACCTTTGTTAAACTTTCTTTAAGAAGTACAACTTCTTCATCACTTTTTCTTGATTCGTTTAATGTCTCTGAAACAGAAAAATACACGCTAAATGTATTACCTCTATCCTTCAAATAAAAATAATATGGCTTGTTGAAATATTCTTTCCCGAATTCTATCATGTCAGTTTTTTATAAATAAATACTTTGATGTATGGTATTTATATTTAAAAAGATGGCGTATCAAAATATAAATCAATATAACTACCCCAAATTAAAATTACAACTTGTTTATGATGGACAAGACATGTCGCTTGCATCAGACGAAAAAAATTTTAATGAGGAAGTTGTTTTTTCGCCTTATTTGATTGCACAAACATACGGTAAAAAATTACCTGTATATTTTGATATTGATAACCCATTAACATGGATTCCAAAAGAACTTACCTATAAAAATTACGATCAAACAAATATTTTTGTTTCTCAAAATTATTACGAACCTGATGGTTTAGATTTAGATTGTTTTAAAGTTGATACCGCCTGTGATATTGGTTTGACAGGAATTGACAATGGTCTTGTTAACCAAATGACAGGAAAAACCATAACTTTTACAAACGGACTCTTTAATGATTTTCTAAAATTTCAAAGATTATATTTTGACAGACGTTTAAAAATGTTCCAAGTTACTGGATATACTGGAACTTACAACAGATTTTCTGCCATAACTCAACAAACTTTATATGAGGTTGTATCAAAAGACAACATTGCGGTTGGAAAATACCATGAATTATATGGTGGGTTTTATCAAGGATTTCACAAACTTTTTGGATATGATTATGACATTTTACCGAATCGTGTAAACAAAGGTTGGACTGTAGAAATGTTATTAAAACCAAGGTTGTTTGAAGAATATCAACCTGGACCTGGTGAGACCACTTTGAACGAGATCTATCCTCGAAATAAAAATATGTTTTTTTATTGGGGAACAAGAGCTGAAAATAAATTTTATCACCACGCTAATGGTAGTCCTTGGAATTATAGCGGGTACACAAGAGTAACTAGTCCATTGTATAATTGTATTGAGACATGTGCTTGTTGTAATACAGGAGTTACTAATAGTAGATGTATTTACGTTTACCCACCAAGATCTCAAAACAATCAACATGACCCACATGTTAATTATGGTTGTAATGTTTGTAATGGAAACCCAACACCACAATGTGGTTGTAGTTGTGGTCAGTTACCTTGTTTAGAATGTGGTTGGGAATGCCAAACCCATACTTGCGCACCTGCGTCACCAACACCAACACCAACCCCAACACCGACGACAGTACCGGTTTCTTGCGAGAATTGTGAAAATCAAATAAATTTACCATTACCAGGTAACAGTATTTCTTATGTTAGCGGGATCACAATTTCGGCTTCAGGAAGTGGAGACATTACTACAAACGGACTACCAACAGGTTTCATTGATGATTGTGGTTTTATAAATTTACAAAACTCAATAGCTTTAGGTCAAAATGTTCCGTTCGGATCCCCTTATACATACACTTTGACTTTTAGTCAACCTGTTAATAATATTTCAATTGTTTTACTTGGATATAACATTGCTTTTGGTCCAAGTCCTACTGAATATTTCGTAATTACAACCAATACAGGTAATAATACACCTGAAATCACATTATGTTCTGGATGTTGCGCTTCAATATCAGGTAATGTTATAACCGCTAGTAATGTTAATGGTGATTGTGTTCCTGAGACTAATAGCGGTGCGGGACAATTCAACATAAGAAATTCACAACCTTTTACATCATTAACTATATCAGGAAATGGAGGATCTTCAGGTTCTTTAATCACAATTTGTGACCATACTCCACTTGAAATTAATAACGCTATAATAACTCAAGATGGTTATTACTTAATAGTTGGCGATAATCAATATCTATCTTTCAGTGGATCAAATACAATTGTACCTGAAAATTTATCTGAAAATTTTTATAATGACAATTGGACTGAAGAGGTATATGTGGTCGATAAACTTGATTTCCCAAACCCAAGCCCAACGCCAACACCTACGCCAACTTTACCTCCCTATGAGTTTGTTTGTCCACCTGATAAACCAAGTCCAACATGTAGTCCTCAAGCGAATATATGTAATAGTTGTGGTTTCCCTATTGATGATTGTGACGGTGGAACATGTAGTTCATGTGGTTGTGGATGTAATCAACCAAAACCAAACCCTTGGTCTTCGGTTGAGGATACTTGCGAAAAAGATCCAAAATACGATACCATATCTAATAATCTTGCGTTCAAATTAGGTGGAGACCCTAAAAACCCAACAATTTGTGTAAGAGTACTTAAAATAACAGGGGCATGTGAGGTGTCAGGAACTTGTGTCACTGGAGTGACTTATGAGACAGGTTGTACTATTACTGAAATTTGTACTCCACCTATCTACCCATACTGTTTGGAAGTGAATCCTGCATGGTTAGAACTTGAACATTGGTTCCAAATAGATGCCGTTTGGGAGAGGTATACCTATATTGAATCTTGCGATTTATTTTGGTATGGTGGTTTAGGTGTATTGACAAGAGAAGAATATCTTCAGTCTTTGGCAAACAACGCACCTTCTTTGATTGCACCTCCATATACAAATGATAGAGCGGTTGCAGAAAAAATTACATTGATTCAAATGAATAACTTGTGGTTAGAACAAGAAAAATTCAGAAGAGGTCGATTAAAAATTTATGTCAACGGTAGAAAATTCTTCACAATAGAAAATTTTGAAGAAATGATTCCAAGGGCTTTAAGTACGGATAAGGAAAGACAACTTGGTGTACCATTTAACATGTCTTGGGGTGGAGGAACACAAGGATTACACGAGAACCTTACATTCTCTGCTTGTACGGATCTGTTAGGAAACTATATTCAAGATCCTGAATGTTTCCCAACAAACATTTTAGACCAATCTTCTTTGTCTGGTATGACTACAAATATTTTATTGGAAGAAAATTTTGGTGGTACTTTTGACGGAGGTATTTCTCAGTTTAGATTTTATGTAGAACCTTTAGGTGCTGATGAGGTAAAACACAATTTCAAGTTATTGAAGGATAAATTTTTGATGTTTGATCCTGATTGTCCTGTTTGTGATACAGAGTTCTGTGAACCAAATGACTTTACTAGTATTGTTATACCTGTTTCGCCAACACCAACACCAACAACAACTCCAGCTCCTTCAGTAACACCAACACCAACACCTACTATGACCGTGACACCTACGGTCACACCAAGCCCTATTCCTGGTTTAACACCAACGCCAACACCTACAATTACAGTAACTGCAACAATTACACCTACACCAACACCTTCCGCGGCGGCAGCAAAAACATCATATCTATTCATAGAGCCTGTAACAGGAGCAACAAATATTGGTCAATGGATGTTCGACGGAGGAAGAGACTTCTTTGGATTTACAAATTATAGTCAACCTACTCAAAATGTACCATTATTTAATTTAGATATGAACAGATATGTTGACTTTACAGGATGGACTTCAGGTTTATTCCCAACAATAATAACTCAAAATGTTCCTATTTCATCTGGAGGGTTAGATTCTTTTGGGAACTCAATAGTTGCATTTAACTTCACAACAACCGAAGTTCTTGAAAATACGGTACCTGTTGATGCTTGGTATACTTGGATTATACCAGTGGCGGCTACTAATTTTGAAAGGCAAATAATAATTGATCTAAATGACAATGGAAATCCTAATCTTTTAACTGCCGTTCACACAGAAGATACAATAAATTATTATACGTTTACGTATACAGGAACGACACTTCCGACCGCAACTTACCGTGTTTATACAACTTACCCAAGTCCGATATTTAAAATATTGAACAACAAAACTATTTATTTTAGAGGAAACGAAGTAGAACCGTAATGTCAGGATTATATCAAAACCCAATCACACCTATATCAGTATTAGGACCAAGTTCGGTACCTAGAATAAAACCTTTTGGCACCAATTTTAGCGTTGTAGGGGTTGGTGGATACATGGAGGTTTACAATTTAAGTGATCTTTATTTTACCGTTCCACTGTCAACAACAGGAAGTATAGAAAACAGCGGAAATACTATTCCAATACAATTTTCAAAAGGTACAGGTTCTTCATTTTCTCCTGATGTATTAACATTAAACTCCGATAATATTTCTTCCGGTAGAAGGCGATTGGGTATGTTGGTGTACGTTTATGAAACAGATACATTTTATCAATATCATATAAACAATTATCAAACTTTATGGTCAAATGCTACGGGATCCACAGGTCTTGGTGGACCAACTGTTGTAATATCAAATTTTGGCACCACAATAAAATCAAATTCACCAAGTGGAATTCAATTTATAAATCAATGGTTATCTAACAAAATTGAGGGTATAAGTGGTGAAACCGCATCAACTGCTGTTTGGAGGCTTTTTGGTGTGTCGGGAGCAACGGGTACAAGTGGTACTTCAGGTACTAATGGGTCGAGCGGAACTTCAGGTACTAATGGAACAAGTGGTACTTCAGGCACAAACGGAACTTCAGGTACTAACGGCACAAACGGAACTTCAGGTATAGATGGATTTAGCGGAACTTCAGGAACTAATGGTACTTCAGGAACCAACGGAACTTCAGGTATAGATGGATTTAGCGGAACTTCAGGAACTAATGGTACTTCAGGAACCAACGGAACTTCAGGTACTAACGGTACAAATGGATCATCGGGTACTAATGGAGCTAGCGGTACAAACGGAACTTCGGGTATTAACGGCACAAACGGAACTTCGGGTACTAACGGAACTTCAGGTACTAATGGAACTTCAGGTATAGATGGATTTAGCGGAACTTCAGGAACTAACGGAACTTCGGGTATAAATGGGACATCAGGAACTAACGGAACAAATGGTACTAGCGGTACGAATGGAACCTCGGGAACTAACGGTACATCAGGAACTAACGGAACAAATGGTTCTAGCGGTATAAATGGCACAAATGGTTCAAGTGGAACTAGCGGAACAAATGGTACGAGCGGGACCAACGGTACATCAGGAACCAACGGAACTAGCGGTACTAGCGGTACAAATGGAACTTCAGGGACTAATGGTACTAACGGAACTTCAGGAACAAATGGAACTTCAGGTACAAATGGAACCTCAGGAACGAACGGTACAAGTGGTACTAGCGGCACCAACGGTACATCAGGAACCAATGGTACTAGTGGAACTAACGGTACATCAGGTACAAACGGAACTTCAGGAACCAATGGTACAAGCGGAACCAATGGTACAAACGGTACCTCAGGAACTAATGGGACTAATGGAACGAATGGTACATCAGGCACAAATGGTACTAGCGGAACTAACGGTACAAGTGGAACGAGCGGGTCATCAGGGACAAATGGTACTAGTGGAACTAACGGTACAAATGGAACCAGCGGAATAAATGGTACTAACGGGACAAGCGGTACCAACGGTACTAACGGAACGTCGGGAACAAATGGTACTAACGGTACTTCAGGTACTAACGGGACAAGCGGTACCAACGGTACTAACGGAACGTCAGGAACAAATGGTACTAACGGTACTTCAGGTACTAATGGAACAAGTGGTACGAATGGAACAAGTGGAAGTTCAGGGACTAACGGGACTAGCGGTACGAATGGAACTTCCGGATCAAGTGGTACAAACGGAACAAGTGGAAGTTCAGGGACTAACGGGACTAGCGGTACGAATGGAACATCGGGAACAAGTGGATCTTCAGGTACTAATGGTACAAGTGGAACTAATGGAACATCAGGTACAAATGGTACTAGTGGAACAAATGGTACGAATGGAACTAGCGGTACTAATGGAACTTCAGGAACAAATGGAACTAACGGGACTAGTGGAACTAACGGTACTTCAGGAACAAATGGTACTAACGGAACTTCAGGATCAAGTGGAACCAATGGTACCAGTGGAACTAATGGTACTAGTGGGGCAAACGGAACTTCAGGAACAAATGGTACAAATGGCACTTCGGGAACAAATGGGACTTCAGGTACAAATGGTACTTCGGGAACCAATGGAACCAATGGGACTTCAGGTACAAATGGAACCAACGGCACAAGCGGCACCAATGGGACTTCAGGAACAAACGGTACTAGTGGAACGAACGGAACTAATGGTACCTCAGGTACTAATGGAACTTCAGGAACCAATGGTACGAATGGAACAAGTGGAACTAACGGTACGTCAGGTACAAATGGGACTTCAGGGACTAACGGAACTAATGGAACTTCAGGAACCAATGGTACGAATGGAACAAGTGGAACCAACGGGACTTCAGGAACCAACGGAACAAGTGGTACGAATGGTACTTCAGGTACAAACGGAACATCAGGTTCTAGTGGAACAAATGGTACAAGCGGTTCATCAGGAACTAACGGTACTAGCGGTACAAACGGGACTAGCGGAAGTTCAGGATCTTCGGGTACAAATGGTACATCAGGATCAAGTGGAATTAGCGGTTCTTCAGGAACTAACGGAACAAATGGAACATCAGGTTCAAGTGGTACGAATGGTACTAGCGGTACAAACGGAACAAGTGGATCTTCAGGAACAAATGGAACTAGCGGAACTAATGGGACATCGGGTTCATCAGGAACTAATGGTACATCAGGAACTAACGGAACTTCAGGTACAAACGGTACGAGCGGTTCGTCAGGGTCAAGTGGAATAAATGGAACTTCAGGCACAAACGGTACCTCAGGATCAAGTGGAACTAACGGTACTAGCGGTACTAATGGTACAAGCGGTTCTTCAGGAACTAATGGTACTAGTGGTACAAACGGTACAAGTGGGTCTTCAGGTACAAATGGCACATCAGGTACTAACGGAACATCGGGAACGAACGGTACAAATGGAACGTCAGGAACTAATGGTACATCAGGTACTAACGGAACAAACGGCTCAAGCGGAACTGATGGAACATCTGGTACAAACGGAACTTCGGGAACAAACGGTACATCAGGAACTAATGGAACCAACGGTACATCGGGTACAAACGGAA